CCTGCAACGGCGCTTTTGCTACAGCCTCACCGCGCAGACCGGCGTCGGCAAGACCACCATAGCGATGCGCCTCGCCGCACATGTAGCGATCGGTAAAGCTCTCGGCACCCTCGACGTTGAACGCGGCACCGTTATCTATTTTGCGGGCGAGAATCCCACCGACGTCACAATGAGGTGGATCGGTCTTTGTCGTGAGATGAACCTCGATCCCGATACACTCGACGTTCATATAATCGAAGGTTCGATGCACCTTTCCAAGGTTGCAGAGCGAATCACACAGGAAGTGCTCGCCCTCGGGCTTACTGTGGCGCTTGTCGTGGTCGATACGGCTGCCGCCTACTTTGAAGAGGATAACGATAACGACAACGTGCAGGCCGGCAATCATGCGCGGCGCTTGCGTGCACTCTGTCTATTGCCGGGTGGTCCGTGCGTCCTGGTGCTTTGCCATCCTACCAAGAACGCCACGGATGAAAATCTTGTGCCCCGCGGCGGCGGAGCGTTTTTGAACGAGGTCGATGGCAACATAGCGGCCAGACGCGACGGTGATACGGTGATTGCGTTCGCCCTTGGAAAGTTCCGCGGTCCCGAATTTACCCCGATCAACTTCGCGCTGAAAGTCATTCGCGACCATCCCGCGCTCAAGGACACCAAAGGGCGGCAAATCCCGACAATCGTTGCGGTGCCGATCAGCGCGGCGGAACGCGAGCGCGCCGAAGGCGTCACGCAAGGCAACGAGCGCAAGATATTAGAGGCGCTGTGCGATTCGTCCGGCATGCGGCAAGCCGATATCGCCAAGGCAATCGGAATCAATGCTTCCACGGTGAGCCGGACCATTCCGGGGCTATTGGTAAGAAAGCTGGTCGAGGAGTCGCTCGGCGTTCTGACCGCTACCAGCAAGGCGCAGAAGGCGTTGAATGCCGTGGCTAATGTTGCGGTGCCAAAACCTACCCCGTCGCTGGTGCCTATGGTGTTGGGTGATGCTGCGTTCCCCACGCCGAGCCGACCTGTCGCTGGTCCGCCGATGCCTCCGCCTTATTAGGAACCCCATCATGAAACGCTTTTGGTGCTGGCTTCGCGGATACCACCGCTTTCGAATAGACGACCAGCTTGAACACTTCTGGCACTGCGACACCTGCCGCAAACGCAACTACGTTCCGGACACCAAATGAAAAATGGAAAAGCCTGCTATGTCGAGATCGATCCTTACGCTGCGGCTTGGCTCCGAAATCTTGTGGCAAGGGGAGTCATTGCAGACGGAGACGTCATCAATCAATCAGTCGTTGATATCAGACCAAAAGACCTGGCGGGATACAATCAGGTTCATCTATATGCAGGTGTCGGCGTCTGGTCCTATGGGCTCCGACGTGCGGGAATCCCTGACACTGCGAACGTGTGGACGTTCTCAGAGCCTTGCCAACCTTTCAGCGCGGCAGGCAAAGGACTTGGATTTGCTGACGAGCGATATCTCCGCCCCTATACGCACCATCTCGTCACTCAGTGCCGCCCTGCAATCTGCCTTGGCGAGCAAGTCGCGTCAAACGACGGATTGGGCTGGCTCGACGTTGTTCAATCTGACATGGAAAGAGCGCGTTACGCCGGCGGGGCGCAAGATACCTGCTCTGCGGGCTTCGGTGCGCCGCACATCCGGCAACGGCTCCGAATCGCCTACGCTTCCGAAGAGTGGCTGGCCAACGCCACAGAGTCGCGACGGGAGTCACGGGGGCGGTTCGCCGGCGCGAGCGATGGGCGAGACGCGCCACGGGTCGAATCTGGACGACTTTGCGATCTTGGCCAGTTGGGTGACGCCGAGCGCGCGGGATTGGAAGGACTCGGCCGGCATGGCGACAACGGGAATCAATCCGGATGGCTCGGAGCGGACCAGGCTGGATATGCTACCGCGCCAAGCGACTTTGACCAGTTGGCCAACGCCGCGCAGCCTGGACGGGGAGAATGGTGCCATGACATTGCAGGGAGCGGAGAACGAAGCGATCCGCAAGGGCTGGAACAACGACTTGGGCACAACAGCCTTTGCGGCAGGCCCGGCCCGACTAACGGTTTCTGGGGCTCTTGCGATTGGCTCTACTGCCGAGATGGCAAGTGGCGGCCAGTTGAGCCCGGCACATTCCCGCTGGCTCATGGCGTTGCCTCCCGTGTGGGACGACTGCGCGCCTATGGTAACGCGGTCGACGCGGAAGTCACGACTGATTTCTGCCGATCCGTCGGCGAAGTCTTAGGGCTTCTCGATTAGGCGCGCGACACCCTCCCGAATGGCATAAGCAGTTAATCCGGTCGAAGCGTCATACTTCGTTTCTTCAAAATGATGAACGCCGCGAAACGTCTTTCCGGCGAGCACCACGATTCGCACGGTGTCGGGTTGCTGAATTGGATTGCGCTTGCGCGCTGCACGCTGTTGAGCGCGCAGAATTTTGGTTCGAACATTCATTTCACATACGCCTCAACATAGGCGCGCGCTTCGTCGGTCAGGCGGCCGGCCTTGAGCATGAGGCGAGCTATCGACAGATCGATACGATCGCCTTTTTTGCTTCGCTTCTTGTCTCGCGCAAGCGTGTCGCGAACTTGTTCCAGCGTGCGGAGCGGGATGCCCGCTTTAGCGGCTTCTGCGTGCAGCCACTCTGCGTTGGTTCGGTAGGTCATGTCTCAGCCCTCGATCTTTCCAACGACAACCGACACGGCACCGCGAAAGCGCATGTGCTCGGCATAGTTTTGAGCAGACGCCTCGTTGCGGGTCGTGTGCTCGTGCGTGGTGCCGTCCTCTTGGATAACCGTAACCTTGTGGGTGTGGGGCATGGCGGCGATGCGGGCGAGAAGTTGTTCGGTCATGTGCGTAACTCCGTGGTTGATGTCGTCAACATACAACGTTTTAGATGCACGTCAACAGTTATTTGCACCTTTTACCAAGATTGTGATTTTTACCCCCAAAAACCCGTGCGCACGATGCGTGCACGGCTCTGCACGGCTGCACGAACCGGCCAAATTCTCCAATGATTTCAAATATAACACTACGATTTTACCCGTGCACGAATGATGCAAGACCATAATAGAATAGGGGGTCGCCTCGGCCCCTTCTATGGTGAGCCGTGCACGAATATATATCTCTAGGGGGTGCAACGTGCACGGCCGGGTATGCAAGCATTTGAAAACACTTGGAAAAAGTCCGAAAAAGGCCCGTGCACGGAGGCCTCGAAATTGCACGGTCTTGCGCAACGAATCTATAACGAGGTGTTAACGTGCAAACCGACGCAAACGGGTCATACGAAGAGAATCGCAACGAGCGACAGGCCGAGCGACTAGCGGAAGATGGACCAGGCCCGTCGCTGCTCGAACAACAAATGGCTACGCTGCGCTTCAAGTAACTGTTGACATGCAACGATTGTGTTGTATGGTGGCGCTACAACCCCGAACCAAGGAGAACCACACATGGCATATTCGGTTCAACACGCGCAATGCAAAGGGGCTCGCCCCTACTGGTATCAGCTTGAGGCTTACAGCGATCGCGAAAAGGCGATGCATCGCGCCCGCAACTACGCCCTCGATAACGGCGGCTATGTTTGCGTGAAAGACGCGAGCGGCAAAACGATTTGGGGCAGTGATCCGGGCGACCTTGAGCGCTCAATCGCTTCTGGATCGAATCACTATTGGCGGGCGCCGCATGTCTGCGATGGCGAGTGCATCATGTCTAACTGCCCTCCGGTGCAACGGTGAGCCCCGCCGAGCTCGCCCATCGCATCGCCGCCCTCGATTGGTCCGCGACGTCCCTCCAGCACCAATTGGCCATGTCATGCGCCGTGGAGGCTCTGAGGGGCGCCGACGCACCCACGGCCACGGCTGGCCCGCCTAGCGTGCCTCCAGGCACGCCCGACCCGCTCACCGCCGCGGAGCTCGCCATCGGCGCAGCGTATCGCCTCGACGGCAAGGCGGTGGAAGTGAGCAACGTGGTCGCCCTACCGGTGCGCCCCCGCACTTGCTGGACAACGCTGCACCAACTGGACGGGCGCGCGTGGGCCACATCGTCGCATTTCGGTGCCGGCGGCGCATGGGCCTGGATCGTCGAGACGGTAGCGACGGAGTGGAGCGTTGAAGAGGACGCGGTGCATTGTACGGAAAGTGATTCCGAGGGCATCTATGACGGCGACGATCTTGTGACGATTGACGGGTTGCCGGTGTATCGGATACGGCACCTGGTGCGATGATGTGCGCAATTATCTGTTGACATGCAACGTTGATCGTTCTAGGTTTACGCATCGAACGAAACGGAGTGACGCATATGACCATTGCGCCAGATGGTGAATGCGGTAATTGCGTGCGGAACCGCGCAGACCAGTTCCATGAAGCGCTTGTCGATCGCGCAACTTATCAAGATGGAACGCACATGAAACCGGGATGCACAGCGGAAGTCTGCGAGCGTGCGCTGGAGGTATATCTGGCGCGATACATTCTCACTTTGGTACCCAAGCCCGCCGGCCCGTCGCTTGTGTGCTGGGAAACGCAGGACGGCGCCGAGCCGGTTCGGCTGTCTTTTGCCGTGAAGGTGTTTTGACCGTTGACATACACCGTTTCCCGTGTATGTTTGCGACATCGCTGCCAGACACGGAGTACCGATGAGCAAGCCGCTGTATCCGACGCTGATTGTTGCACTGAACCCCACTACAATTGCCGCACGCCTCGCATCCCTTGACGTGACCAACGAGCTCGCCGCGGAACGTGACCGCGCGCGGCAGGAACGCGACGCCGCACGGCGCCAGGTCCAGACGCTCGAAACGCAACTGCGCGTGGCGATCAACGAGCGCGACGATGCGCGGGCATTGGGGAGGATGGCGTGATCGCACCGCTCGCCTCGCTGCTGGAACTCCGCCCCGGCACCAAAGACCTTGAAGCGTTCAACATCGAACGGGTGCGCGGCTTTCTGGAACGCAATTTGGGCTGCTCGCGCAAAGAGGTGATCGGCGCGTTGCGGCTGCATCCGCGCACCGTGGCGAAGGCGATTACCAGGATACGTGACAGCAACAGGAGCGTGGCGTGAGTTTAGAATTTCAAGCGTTTCCAAAGATCGCTCGTCTCAACCGTGACTGTATCATTACGGAAAAGTTAGACGGCACCAATGCGCAGGTTCACATTGACGATGACGGCGTGGTGAGCGCCGGCAGTCGCACTCGGTGGATCACGCCCGGCAAGTCAACCGATAACTTCGGGTTCGCAGCGTGGGTCGAGAGCAACGCCGATGAGTTACGCAAACTCGGATCAGGTATCCATTTCGGCGAATGGTGGGGCTTGGGCATTCAGCGCGGCTATGGATTACATGAGTGCCGATTTTCGCTGTTCAACGCCGAGCGTTGGTTGGACAATCCAGAGCGTCCGTCATGCTGCGGTGTGGTCCCGGTGCTCTATCGTGGTTCGTTTTCCACGCTTGACGTCGAGGATGCAGTGCATCGGCTGCGCGAACATGGATCGGTTGCCGCTCCGGGGTTCATGAGGCCGGAAGGCGTGATCGTGTGGCATTGCGCGGCGCGATCGATGTTCAAAGTTACCCTGGAAAAAGACAGCGAGCCGAAGGGCGCTGCTGCATGACGTTAAGTGTTGACCAAGCCAACTTCCTCGCCCTGCACGTCAAGCGCATCGTCTTCATGTGGCAATGGGTCTTTAGCGACGCCATGCTGCGGGCGAGCTCCGGGCGCCGCTCGATCGCCATACGCCGCGCCGAGCTTGACGATCTGATCGAACGCGGGCTGATGATACGGGGCTCGGGAGCGGCTGATGTGCACCCCACAGCGGATGGTGTTGCGGCTTTGGAGGGAACGACGTGAGCGCCAACCGAGACGAACCATGGCTTTCCGCGATCAAGAACGATCCACGTTCCGAAGCGGAGTTGTGGTTGCTCACGCGACCGGTTCCGCGATTATTCTCGCCTGGATGGTTTCGACAACCGCTTGAGCCGGGTGCGCCGGTCGTTTTGCATATCCCCAATCGGTTGCACGGTGCGACCATCAACGCAGAAGGTGACGTGATATGAGTTCCCCACCCGTCGCGCTGGCGCTATACCTCGCCGCTCCGTTCGGCGATCGCGAAAAGATGGAATTGGTGGCGATCGCCCTTCAATCGCGCGGCTACACCATCACAGCGCGATGGGTGTTCGGCGGCGAATCGGGGCTTACGCGCGAAGACATCGCCAAGCTGGACTTGGACAACGTTGACGCGGCCGATGCGGTTGTGTCGTTCACGTTTCCGCGCGGTACGCTTTCCAGCGGTGGCGGCCGGCATGTCGAGTTTGGCTACGGCCTTGCGCGCGGCAAGCGTATGATTGTCATTGGCCACCGAGAGAACGTGTTCCACCATTTCCCCGGTGTCGAAGTGTATCCGACGCTGGAATCGTGGCTGGATGGTGCGTCCGCTGCGCCGGCAGATGTTGAGACGGTCTAAAAGAATCGTTGACATGCATCGTTTTGGCTGTACGTTGGCGACATGACCTACCGCGGAGGGCCCCGCCCATGACTGAGATCGAACGCCTACAGGACGCCAAGCGCCGCGCTCTGGCCATTGCTGACGAGCGGGCGAAGGAAAATGTACGGCTGCTGGCCGAGCGTGACCTTCTAGTGAAGGCGTTGGAGGACATCAAGCAGGCGACGATCGACGGTCGCGTTTGCGACGACGTGGCTTGGTTCGATACCATCACGACGCTGTATGACTTCTGCGATATCACTCTCGCTGCTGTATCCGGAGCGGTGAAGTCATGACCTGCACCGCCCGCCCCGATCGCTACGGCGTGATGCGCTGCGTTGCGTGCCGTGTCTCGTGGGATCGCGACGACGTGGCGGCATGTCCTCACCAGGCCCCGCCCCTCGCCCCGGAACGAGAGCCGTTCGTGTCGGGATTGGCGCCGGATTATTTTGGCCCCGCAGGCCGAGTTGGTACATTTAATCGTTGACATGCAACGTTGATGGTGTAGGTTGGCAACGTCGAAACACGGAGTCAAGTCAATGAAGTTCCTCATGCTGTTTTTCATTCTCATTGCCCTATTGGGAATCAGTTCCGACTTAGAGGCGATTAACCGCACGCTTCAAACGATCGCGGTGAAGCCATGAAACGCGACTACTCATACCTGCTGACGCTGCTGCTCAACGCCGGCTTGCCGCTGGTCGAGGCGGACGCGATTGCTCGGGAGATTGCCCATGTTTAGGGTTGGTCAGAAGGTCGTTTGCATAAACAATCGAAACCTTGTTTACGCGGTCGCACCAGTCTTGGGTCGAATTTATACGATCCGAATTATCCAGGGTAAGGTTTTAAAACCTCATCGCGGAGTCGGCATCATTCTCGACGAGATTGTAAACGGTCTTCATTCGAATGGTCGCGAATACGGTTATTACTCCGATCGCTTCCGCCCCGTGGTCGAGCGCAAGACCGACATATCTGTTTTCACGGAAATGCTTACCCGTGCACCGCTGCTGTCGGAGCTCGCGCTGTGACCAACTGGAATCGCATGTACGGCTTTGAAGGCCATCGCTGGGTCGCCTATTTTTGGTTCGTCGGTTGGGACTGTGTTTCGTTCGGGTTTCACATCTGCGCATCCGCGCCGAACGTCGAAATACACATGCCTTTCGGATTCTTGCGCATCGGTCGCCACACAAACCAGCGTCCGAACCCGATTCGCATTTGGGATTGGGGGCGGATGTGACGCTTCCTCTCCGCTCCTGTTCCAACTGCGCCAAATGGTCCGCGCACAGCACGTTCGACAAGGACAGTGGCACCCTTGTCAGCGCGTGCGCCCTGGATGGCGTGGCGAAGCGCGGATCGGACAAGTGCTCGCGGTGGGCGAGGAAAGTTGCGGTCGTGGTCGCGGCGCCGTCGGATGAGGATTGGATGTATTTCGGTTAGGCGTGCCTCACTTAGCCGTTGACATGCAGCGTCATCGTTGTACATTCTCGCATCACCTGGAGACGGTCGCCATGAAAACGCTTCGCATTGATACCTGGATTTACAACGCCGCAATGGTCATTAGCGCCTTGGTTGTCGCAGTGGCCATTCCCGTCGGCGTGATCGCGCTGCTCATGGTGGCGCTAGGCCTTCTGTGACTATCATTCTCCGTCCAAACCAAATCGAAGCGGCCGACGCCGTAGAGCAAGCCTATCGCGATGGCTGCAATCGCCCGCTCGTGGATAGCTGCGTCGGGTCGGGCAAGTCGCTGATCATGGCAGAACTCGCGCGGCGGGCTTGGGCGCGCGGTGAGCGCTCGATCATCTATGCCCATACCCGCGAGCTCGTGGAACAGAACGCCGCGGCGTGTCGCTCGCTCGGTTTGACGTGCGGCATCAACGCTGCTGCGCTTGGTGAACGCACCTGGCGAGCTCCGGTCATCAGCGCATCGATTCAATCGGTCTTCAAAGACGCGCTATCGTTCGGTCATGTCGAGAATCTGTTCACGGACGAAGCGCATCTCGTGCCGCATTCCGAAGCGGGAATGTATCGCGAGATGCAACGCGGCTTTCCGAACGCTCGCATGCCCGGTTTCTCTGGAACAACGTTCCGGCTGCAAGGCGGTTCCCTGGTCGAGGGCGAGGAAGCGCCATTTGAGCGCGTCGTCTATACCTATTCGATCCTTGACGGCATTCGTGACGAATACCTGGTGCCAGCATTCTCCGCGCCAGCCGATGACATAATCGACGCCACCAAGCTTCGGACGGCGCAAGGCGACTTCACGGGCGCATCGCAAGACGCGCAGATGATCGACCTCATTGATAACCACATCGCGCAAATGGTGCACCACGGCGCGACCAGGCGCGCATGGCTCGTATTCGAAGCATCCAAGAAAGCCGCCACGGCAATGTGCAAGCGGCTCAATGAGTGGAATATCCCGTCCGGGCTGGTGCTCGGCGATACGCCCGCTGCGGAGCGCAAAGCGACGATCGCAGCGTATCGCGCGGGGCGGTTGCGCTGCCTGGTCAATGTCGCGGCGCTTACCACGGGCTTTGACGATCAGCGCGTTGACTTGCTCGTGATGCGTCGCAAAACCAAATCACTCGGCCTGTACATTCAGATGGTCGGACGCCTGTTACGCACCATTGGCGGCAATTTGAGCACAAGCATCTTGGCTGGCAAATCTGATGGACTCGTTTTGGACTTTGCTGCGAATATCGACGAACATGGTCCGTTGGACGACGTGATCCAGCCCTCCGAGAGCAAATCCCGTCTCGTATCCTGCGAAGAGTGTGGCAAGCGTAACGGTGCGGCCGCGGCGCGTTGTTGGTCATGCGACGCGCTGATGACGAAACTTTGCCCATTGTGCCTTGGCGGTCCGGAGCACATCGGCATCCCGAAAGCGGCGTTAGATTGTCCCTTGTGCAAACACAATATGCGTACGGGCGGGGCTGGCGCCGAGCCAGTTGCCCAGAAGCTACTGGATCGCCCCACGGGCGCGGCGCTGATATCGAGTTTCGGTGCGGTCGCGCCACGGGCCGGCGGCTGGATACCGGTTCGCAAGGTGTGGCGCGGCGACGGCGTGACGATCCTGGACGGCAACGGCGATCGCTGGACCGTACCGCCGGGACTGGAAGCGCACGCCGACAAGGCGCGCTGGATTCGTGGCTCTGACGGGACGGTCGCGGCGGTGTTGAAGCGCAACGGATCGTCGCAGAGCTCGGCGTTGCAAGTGACGGCGGATGGCGGGAGTATGGTGGTGCCGTTGCCGGTGGCCGAGAACGGCGTGGTCGCGGTGCGGGTTGGTTGAAATAGTTGTTGACATGCACCATTGACGTTGTATGGTGACAATATCAACAACGGGAGGCTCTGATGGGCTACTGCAACTGTCGCTTCTGCAAAGGGTATTCGACCGACGGAGCAGGTATGGTGAAATATGGCGTTCGCCATTACGCTCATTTCAAATGTTATCTCGATGCTGGCAAGACCTTGGACGATTTACACGCATGGCAGGTTGGAGAATTTCCGTTCCGTCTGCTCAAGGAACACGGGTTGGAAGCGCAGGCTTTCGCGGCGCACGCCGAAGTAGCACGAAGCCAACGCACCACGGGAGATGAATCATGAGCGACAAGATAATCGCCCAGGCAAAGCTCGAAATGGACACGCTGGATTTGATGGATTTCTTGAACAAATATGTCGGGGAAAACCATAGCATCGTCAACTGCCCGATTTTCAGCGAGTCGGGCGAATGCTTTACGATCGTCACGCTTAAACAAGACGAAGACGGTGAATATTCGTTGGAGTTGAGTTGATGCCGATCGAACTGGTTTGTTTCGGCTTCGGCATTTTCGGCGGTTTGATTGGCATGCTGCTCTTTTGCATCATTTGGGATGATGGCTTTCGCGTAGGTCGAATGAAGTCATGACCACCCTAGACGCCATCCTCACCCACGCAGACCGCGGCGAATCGGTCGCAACCATCGCCGCCGCCCTGTCCGTCTCGCCCGGCTTCGTGTACGGAGTCCTTAGGGCACACCGCCCCGATCGCCCCAGGCAGCCCCGCACGCGCACGTCGAAGAAGCGGCAACTGATCTTGGGGCTGCTGGCGCGAGGGCATCAGGCGCCGCGGGTGGCGTTTCTGGCGGGGTGTTCGGCGGCGTATGTCTATAGGCTTTTGGGCGAGAGTGTTGCAGTGACGAATGGAGATCGCCAGTGACCCTCGCTTTTGCGGCCTTTGCGGCCATCATGTCTCTCGTCAACCTCGTTGCGTTGACGTGTATCCATTACAATCTGAGGAATGGCTACTACCGCTCCTGACCGACTACCGAGGATGAGACCGTGAAAAAAGAAGCGCAATTTCTTCTCGACCGCCTTGAGGAATATGACCCCGAGGACGAAGATCACGTCAGGGATTTTCACGGCCACGTCGCGCCGGCGATAGCGCGTCTGCGCCATGCGCTGGCTGACAAGCCGAACCCTGCGGCGAAATAGGAGGTAAAATGCGAACCGACCCATATCAGACCCGAGCCCGCGACTTATGCTTGGCTGCCGGTATTGATCCCGATTCCCGCACTGGCGAGGGTCGTGGGCAGCCTGCGTGGTGCGCGTACCGGGACGCGGCGAGGAAAGAGCATGTCGCCGCCGAACAGGCTGCTACGGCTCTGGAAATGGCGGCGAACACCATCGCGCCTCAAGCCGAGAAATACCAGAACAGCCCGCTCAAGATTTTCGGCCAGCACGACGACAACACGATTGCGCAGATGCGTAACTGCATGTCGATCGGCAACGCCGTGGCTGGCGTGATCTGTGCGGACGGACATCTCGGTTATGCCCAGCCGGTCGGCGGCGTCATCGCCTATGAGAAGCAGATCAGCATCTCCGGTGTCGGATTCGATATCGGTTGCGGCAACATGGCCGTCCGGCTGGATACGCCTTACGAGGATATCAGCGAGCTTGCCGGCACGATCATCAAAGACGTGCACAGGATCATTTCATTCGGCGTCGGCCGGACCAATGACGAGCGGGTCGAACACGCGATGTTTGATGACGCGGACGCGTGGCGCGAAGCGGACCGGGAGGACTATCGGGCCAAGGCCGTGACCCAACTCGGCACGGTCGGCTCCGGTAACCACTACATAGACCTGATGCGCGACGAAGAGGGTTTCGTTTGGATCGGCGTGCACTTCGGCAGCCGCGGACTTGGCCATTCTAGCGCAACCAAATATCTCAAAGCTGCAGGTGGCAAAGACGGCATGAACGTCCCGCCCGCCGTGGTAGACGAGGATTCCGAGATCGGCCGGCGCTACATCGCAGCTATGGAATTGGCCGGTCGGTATTCCTACGCGGGCCGCGAATGGGTCGTGGAGCGCGTCCGCAAGATCATCGGCGGCAACGTGACCGAGATGATTCACAATCATCACAACTACGCTTGGCGTGAGAATCACAGCGGCAGAGACTTATGGGTTGTCCGCAAGGGCGCAACGCCAGCCTTTCCAGGGCAGCGAGGTTTCGTCGGCGGTTCAATGGGCGATGATGCTGTGATCCTGGAGGGCGTCGATAGCGAGGAAGCCAAAGCGTCGCTGTATTCGACCGTACATGGTGCCGGCAGGTTGTTCGGGCGCAAAGAGGCCAAGCGCCGCTTCGACCGCAAAACAATGGATGCATGGTTGCAGGATCGAGGCGTGACGCTGGTTGGCGCGGACCTTGATGAAAGTCCGATGGCTTATCGGTCTCTGCCTGACGTTCTGGCAGAACATGCCGGATCAACTAAAGTGCTTCACACATTGCGCCCGTTCGCGGTCGCGATGGCTGGCGAAGGGGAGTTCGACCCGTGGAAAGACTAGGCGTAGCGCAGTCCGGTAGCGCACCTGATTTGGAGTCAGGGGGTCGCAGGTTCGAAGTTTACGTATTCTTGGCCGGCATGGTCCTTATGTTCGCTCTGGAGCGATTCTACCGGGTATGGGAAGCCTATAGGGGCTCTCGCGCTGCTGGCCAACCACCGGGCTAGGCCCCACATATTTCCGTTGACATACACCGTTTTTCGTTGCACACTACCGCCCGACAAGCAAAGGACCACCATGCCAACGACACTAGACGTCACGGACCTCTACTCCCGCAAAGGCGCGCGGCTGCTTGCCGAAGTGATCGCCGAATATTGGCTCACTCGGGGTCATATCGTGTTCGTCGAGAGCTATCAGGTTGCGGACACGCAGTCGTGGGGCGTGCGGTCGAACCTGGTCAATGGGTTGCCAGTCCTCGCGGGACCGCGCCGCAACGCTAGGGGCGCCCGATGCTGACATGGGCAATCGCGTGGTTCTGCGTTCGACAGGGTGGATATAACGGCCTCTGGTTCGTCGCATCGATCATTGGCGACGTCTATCTTGCTTATTACGTCGCTTGTGCGGTTACGGGGCACGCACCGAGATGATCCCCGACATTCAAAATAACACACTGCGTCGCGTGGTGCTCGTGCTCACGGTCTTGGCGATCATCGTCGTAATTGGGCCAATTTTCTTGATTGGCATGGCGCTCGACCGCACGCTTTATTGGGTGGAAAACGAATTTGAAGTCAATTTAGCCGCCGCGTGGCGCGGCAAATCAAAGAGGAGCGCCCAATGACCAACCAATCCAAGCCCACGTTTCGTTTGCCAGGTGGCGCACCGCCGCCCCCTCCCGCTCCACCTGCGCCAACTGCCCCGCTCGCCGCGCCGGCCGCCGCCATCCTTGCGGCATTCCCCCTGCCGTGGTGCGTCGGGCCGTTTGGCGACATTTGGGTCGCGGCTGACGTCGAGATTGTCGATCCAGACGTGGTTGGTCCGCGCGGCGTCGTTGACGGCAAGTGGCGCGCGACCGGCGACAAGGCCCGCATGGTCATGGAGCACCCGGCCGGCGAAGGTATCGCCGCGCTGATCGTACATGCTGTGAATAGGTTAGCGGGGGCGTGATGAGTATTTGGTACGGTTCGGCGCTGCCTCCGTTGAGCGAAGAGGCATTGGAGCAACTTCGTAACGGAGCGAATCAAATAAGACCCGGCGGCATCGTCCATTGCACCGACAAGCGCACGTCCGAACAAATCATGGTCGATATCATTCGCGCCGATCTTGGCGTGATCATTGAGCCGCAAGCGTGGCGCATGTTCCTCCGGCATCGGTTCGACCGCATGTCGACGCTCGCGCATCGCATTCACGACGGGAAGCGTTGACATGACACGAGACGAAGCCAAATCCAAACTGATGGCAGAAACCGCCAATCACTGCACCGAGCGGTTCATGGAAGATTTTCTGGATTCTGCCGTCGCACTCGGAATGCTCATACTGACCGAACCACAATGCGTCTCTGAACGAGCCGTAGATGCGATGTTCTGTCACCCAGGATCATTGGGCGGAATGATTACGCCGCGTGGCGCGCTGGCTGCTCTAGAAGCTGCCGGTCTCAAAATCGTCGAAGTGGGAGCGCGGTGATGCAACTAACCGTCGTCGTCTCGATTTGTCACACCCTGGCCAACCTCCCTGTAAGTAGTCCCGTTTGCCACGAGGAAATCGTGGTCAAGGACGACATGCCGATGCAGGCTTGCCTCATTTCGCAAGCCGCGATCGCCGATTGGAAGTCGCGATCGATTTACCGCGGCGACCAGTGGACTATCGGTCGCATTCGTTGCGTTCCGGGGGACTATGTGCTGCGGGATGCCATATGAACAAGCGTGTGTGGATCGTCACCGACATGTGGGAGATCGAGATCACGCATGATGAGCACATTTTGCGGAACTTGAATTGGTCAAATCACCGCGTTCTGGTGCGATACGAAGTAAAGCGTTGACATGCACCGTTTTTGGTGATATGGAACGGTCTACACGTCATTGTAGCTCAGTCAGTAGAGCAGTCGGCCCCGTAACACCGGGTACACCCGACAGGTCGGCGGTTCATATCCGTCCAATGACTCCAAATTCAAGACTTTGCCGTCTCGCGTCAACGAGCGGCAACGCGGGACTCAGCCCCGCGAGCGGTCCCCACGGGGATAGGCTTGACGGCCGAAAACGTCTGCCTCTAGGCGACGTGCCGCATATTTCTTTCCGCGTCTCGGGGCGCTCGTGAATTGCGTTGTAACTCCCTTAACCTCCACGCCGGACACTATGCCCGAACTTAGCGAAAACGACATGCGTTGGTTCGCGGCGCGGCTCTCGATTGCGGTCGAGGATGTTAGAAGATCGGGCGGAATGTCAGTCAACGAAATGAAGCAAGCCTTGCGCGCCATTCCCGGCGTCGAAGGATTGACAGTCGGATACGCGGCGTCCGGTAACCAGGTGCTTACGATCGCCGGTCGTACCGTCGAAGTCGCCCCGACCGCAAGCAATGACGACATCGTTGCGGCGTTCGCTGCAACTCCACTCTCAGCAATTACGGTGCCTATCGCCACGCCCATGCCGCCGCCCATCGCGTTCACCACGCCCAAATCCACTGGAACCACGTCAATGTCCATCACAGGCGCCGCTCCCGCTACGCTTTCAGTCAAGGACCTCATCGCCAACAGCCGCGCGCTCGTGCAGTCGGCTCATGACAAGTTGACCGTGAACGCCGCCAAGGTGGCGCAGGCCGCCGCCGCGCTCGACGGGCTCGGCGACAGTCTCGGCAAGGAAGGCGACGACCTCATGGCAATGATCGGCCAGTTCACTAACGGCGCTCCTACGGGTTAGGCATGACGACCAGCGCCACCAAAGTAGCTTCCTTCGCGCGCAGTTTCACCGAAACCATGGTCAAGGTGCTTGCGGGCATCGCCACAAGCGAGGAAGCGCCCCACGCGGCGCGCGTAACCGCGGCGAATAGCCTGCTCGATCGCGGATGGGGCAAGCCTGCGCAGCCGATTTCGGGTGATCCTGAGAACCCCCTGCAATTGGTGACGCGCATCGAGCTCGTCGGTGTCAAACCGGCGCCCCCGCCGCCCTACTGATGACCACGCTACAATTTCGAATCCCTGACAAATTGGTTCCGGTTTTCACCGGTCCGGCAATGTATCGCGGCGCATTCGGAGGCCGTGGCTCGGGGAAAACGAGAACATTCGCCACGATGGCCGCTGTTCACGGCGCGCGCTGCGCTGCCGCTGGTAAAGACGGCGTGATCGTGTGCGGCCGCGAATTCATGAACTCCCTCGCCGACAGTTCATTCGCCGAAGTCAAGGCGGGCATTCAATCCGATGCTTGGCTCACGTCGCAATATGACGTCGGCGAAAAGTACATCCGCACCCGAGATGGCCGAATCGATTTCGCATTTGCCGGTCTGCGTCACAACCTCGATTCGCTGAAATCCAAGTCGCGCATTCGCCTGCTTTGGATCGACGAAGCCGAGCCGACCAGCGAAACGGCTTGGCAAAAGATCGACCCGACGGTCCGCGAAGAGGAAGCGGAAATCTGGGTCACATGGAACCCGGAAAGCGAAAAAAGCCCGACGCACAAGCGTTTTCGCGACAAGCCGCCGCCGTTCTCCAAGATCACCGAAATGAACTGGCGCGACAATCCGTGGTTCCCGAGCACGCTGCACGTCAAGCGCCTCAATGACCAGGCTGCGCGCCCCGAGCAATACGATCACATTTGGGAAGGCGGCTTTCGAACAGCTATGGAAGGTGCTTATTTTGCGCAACTGCTCGCGGTCGCCAAGGAAAAGGGCCGCATCGGCGCCGTCGAGGCCGATCCGCTATTGCCGATCCGCGCATTTCACGATTTGGGCGGATCGAGCGCGAACGCCGACGCCTATACGATTTGGGTTGTCCAATGGGTCGGGCAAGAGATTCGCGTGTTGAATTATTACGAATCGGTTGGCCAGGTGCTCGCGCATCACGTCGGTTGGATGCGAAAGAACGGATATGAAGACGCGATAAACTATCTGCCGCACGACGGTTCGCGTCCCGACGGCATCGTTGGCAAACGATATGAGGATCACTGGCGAGAGGCCGGGTTCAAGGTCGAGCCGTCCATCAAAAACCAAGGCCCCGGCGCCGCGACAATCCGTATCGAAGCCGTGCGCCGGCTCGGCGGAAAGTTCTGGTTCAACGAAAAGACGACCAAAGCTGGGCGGGATGCCCTTGGGCATTACCACGAAAAACGTGACGAAATCCGGCTTGTCGGATTGGGGCCGAATCACGATTGGGCCTCGCACGCCGCAGACTCGTTCGGCCTGATGGCGTGTTGCTACGAGGAACCGGGGCGCGCGGCGGGATTCGGGCGTGCGTTAAAATATCCGAATATGGGCTATGCGTGAGAAACGATCGCCAGGTTCGATCTACCGCAATTAACGCTTCGCCAGCCTTGCGCTTTGCAAAGTCTACCGAACCAATATGCCGATAAAAAGTCCTTGCGAGCTTTCATTGCTTCGCGCAATTGCTCGGATATATCGTCGACACTTTCGATAGTTGTCGGGTCTATCATTTTGCTTCCCCTTCAAACGCCGCATTCAACACTCGCAGATTCAGCGCCCAGCGGCCTGCAATCTTTTTCGCGCCGGGCACCTTACCGCCCTCAAGGGCACCAAACGCGCCCCTGGTTGTGCGTCCCAAGTATGGGGCGATGTTTTCGGCACCCCAAACAATCTCATCGGCGACCGCTGCAGGTATCGGCTCGCGGCGACGTTCCGAGAGTTGTCGGGCAGCTTGCGAAATGGAAAGATCGTCGCCCTTCCCAGTTCGAATAATGGCCGGTTCGCTGGCGTCAATTGGTGATTGCAGCGAGATGCGGCTAAACTCTTCTTCGTGGTTTTTAGCAGTTGATCGCGTCATTGATTTTCTCCGGTAGGCCGAGTTTCTTGCGAAGGGGAATGGTGAGAACCAAAATCTGGCCACCAATTCGGATCACATCGAATTCGCCGCTTTTTATTGCGTTATAAGATGCGGCGCGTGACAGTCCGAATATCTTTCTAAGTTCCGACACACGAATTGTCGGCTTGGATAGCAGTTCCTCGATTTCGGGCGAGAAGGTCATGACGTCACCGCCTCTCGCGCCGCGATGTAATCCGCGTTTGCCTTTTCGCTGATCCGCGTGGAGGCACCGATTTTGAATGTTCTCGGACCGATGCCTTGCTTGGCGAGTTTGTAATAAAACGAGCGCGAGACGCTGTGCATCTCGCACCATTGGTTGATGGAAAGTGAGCGTCCACCATAGTAGTCTGCAATTTCCCCGAATGTGACAAAGGGGAGCGCATTGGGATATTTCTTGACGATAGCGTCGCGCAGCGAACCACTCGCTTTCAGCTTTTCATTGAGAGCTTTGATTGCCTCAGATTGCGCACTGCCGCGGATTGGTGGGATGCGGGTCATGCGTGCAATTCCCGATCTGCGTTGCGATGCTTCTTTTCGAACTGTGAATAAAGGTTCCTGATGTCCGCCTCATTCAACTCGTTGCCGACAGTTTGAGTAGGCTTCCCATGCTTGGATAGTTTGCCAAAGAACCCTTCAAAGCGCTTCGTCTCGGCGAACGTACAATGACGAAGCTTCTTGCCGTTTGGCATGGGCAGGTCCAGCATGACGACCTGATGAACCTTTGCCACGAGACCTTGAACGCGGTCATCGCGATCTTTCTTGGCACTTTCGCGGGCTTCGCGTCGCGCAACGACGTCTTCGATGCGTTGGCGTTCGGGTGCCGAAAATACAACGGAATGACTGTCGCCGATCTTCTCGATTTTTCGTGTCGCATATACGCGATCAAAATAGTCGGCGATAATGTCATCGATTGCGGTTGGATGCGCTTTCACTTCGTCTCGAAACGTCGCAAAATGCTCCTTACGTGAACCATCTGGGTTGTTTTTTAGAACTCGCTCAAAAAGAGCGGTAAGGTTTAGTTTCCGGATCATATTTCGATTCCTAGTTGTTTGAGGGTTTTGAGAGCGTTAGAACATTCCGTGTATCTGCGTCGAATGATGTCTCGACTTTTCGCCGCGTATTTGCGATCTGCTTCATGTTTTTTATCGGGGTTTTTTGCAGACCATTGACGCATGTATGCGGCATGTTTAGCACGTCGATTTTTTGTTACCTCCGGTACTTCGGGTGAGGGATTATCAATTATGCGACTGAGAACTTCCGCAGCAAGCCTCATTCGCTTACTGCTTTCCCTATTTTTTCGACGTTTTTTTACTTGATCTTCTTTGTTTCGTCGTGTTGCGAGGATGATTTCGCGATTACTCTCATATCGCAATAGACTGTTATGTCTGCATTTCTCTTCGGCGCATTTCGCGGAGCATGTAATTTTATTTGCACTAGAGGTTTGGAAGATTACACCGCATCGGCATGAACGCTCAGCAAATTTCCGGTTTCGCAGTCTTTTTCGACTCTCCAACCTTGCGTTCTTTATTTTCCTGCATTTTGCCGAGCACGTCGTTCTGCGACCAACCGCCACAAAATCTCCGCCGCAAACGACACACTGCTTGATCGCCATTGGTCCGGTCCCTGATTAGATCAGCGCCAGCGCCATTTTGCGCGCTTCCGCGATCGACGATGCCGGAAGGGTGTAGGGGTCGCCGTCTTTACAGAAGCGATACTTAACCGGACCATCCCTGTAGACGATGACCCGAAGGCGCGGCACCTGGCAATCTGCGATCATCTGGCGCTCTAGCGGTATTCTGCCGGACTTCAGGTCGCGAGCGAAGGCAGATATCATTTTGTCGGTTACTCGGAATTCCCTTGTCATCTCTCATTCTCCTTTGTTGTACCAGAGACTAACCTACACCACCAACGTTGCATGTCAACACCTATTTTGCGCCCAAAATCGTGTTGTAACTCCCTTAACCTGCCTCCCGGACAGTGGTTGCGATCTAGTTCCGAGAGTAACGCACCCGTGCACATGAGCCCCATACAGCTACGCAGCGCGATCGATTCGGCTGACGGTCCTATTCGGGCCGCACTACGCGATGGCGACATGGACATGGCGCAGACCCTTGTGTCCCGCAAGGTCGGCTGGCGCATCCTGCTCGGCGAAGTGCCGGTCAAGTTGAAGCGGCATCGCCTGTGATATTTTACGTCCTCATAGCAACGATTTGGAGCGCTTATGGCACCGGGTCGATTGACGCTGGACGGCGAGAGTTCGTCAGTTACGGCGATTGCGTTCACGCCGCCAAGATGTTTTTTTACGAAAACGTTAAGGACGAACCGATGCCGGATGATCGGCGGCGTGGAGTTCTGCCCGGAGGCATCGAGTTTTCTTGGCGCTGCGAAGGTTACGTTCGATGACCGACGTCAAAAGGGTTTTCATCACCCTCGGACTGAACCGCGTTGAAGAAGGCTTTTATCGCTACTCAGACGGCGTGGTGACGATGACCTATTTCAACGGCGAAACGTTCCTGACGGAAGACGATACTCCAGTGACGGCAACCGCCGCGCTTGACATGGTTGAGCCGGTCGCCCGCGCGCTGACCAAGCGCATTCGCAAATGGGCGCTTGGCGATTCCGTTCCAGGATTTGAACGCGGCGCATCGATCGGTGGCCGTGATCCAGGCACGTCCGACGGCTTCGGGCGATCCCTCACCTACTCGTCGGACGGCTGGATGTAATGGCCAAACCCAAGAAAATGTCACTGATGGACCTCAAGCCGTTACTCGCGGCTGAAAAGACCAATGCGCTTGCAGGCATGACCGCGGCGTATCTGATGGACGAGCGCGCCCGCGCCATGGACTATTACCTTGGTCACATGGACGAGGACATGCCGGTTCCGGCCGGTCGATCGCGCGCCGTCTCAACCGACGTTTCCGACACGATCGAAGGGCTGATGCCTAGCCTCATGGACATCTTCGCGGGGTCGGACGAAGTGGTTCGCTTTGAACCGATTGGCCCGGATGACGAAGAGGCGGCGCAGCAAGAGACGGATTACGTCAATCACGTCTTCATGCAGCAAAACCCCGGCTTCATGGTGCTTTATTCGTTCATCAAGGATTCGCTGCTCTCCAAAACCGGCATCGTCAAGGTGTGGTGGGAAGAGCGAGAAGAGGAAGAGCGCGAGACGTATTACGACATCACCGACGACCAGTTCATGATCCTGGTGCAGGAAGTCCAAGAGTCGGACGGCGCGCTGCGCATCGCCGAGCACACGATTCACAACGGACCGGATTCGGACGACGCAGACGAGCCCGAGGCAGACCACGACAAAGACGACGCATCGGAGATGACATCGTAATGGCCGGCGCAGGACTCATCTCGGACCAACAGAAAGCCGCGCTGCTCGCCGCAGCCGCCCAAGCCAAAGGCCCCGTCGGCGCCGGTCCGATCGACTTGCAGGGCATGGCCGCGCAGCGCATGCAGCAACCCGGTTTCCAAGGCGTTCCCCAACCCTCCCAGCCCGGCGCCGCTCCCGGCCTGATACCCCCAGCCGCTACGCTCCCGCCTCCCCCGCCGCCGACCACGCACGACGTTGTTGTGATCAGCACCAAGAAGCTCAAGAGCGCGAAGGTGCTCGGCGTTCCGCCCGAAGAGTGGGGTATCGAGCGCGGCGCGCGTGACATCAAGACGTGCAATTACTGCTTTCATGACGTCGTGACCAAGACCGCTGGCCAGTTGATCGCGGAAGGTTTCGACGCCGATCAAATCAACGGCCTCACCGACTACACTGGCTTGACCGAAATCGAGACGCTGGAACGCGACACCGTTGCAGAGCATCTTTCGGGCGATTCGGCCGGTGGCGTGGCGAATGCCGCGGGACGCCTGGTCAAGATTACCGAGCACTACATTCGGATGGATTACGAGGGCAACGGGCGCCCATGTCTGTATCAGGTGGTGACCGGCGGCGATCAGGGCGAAATCCTGCGCAAGGACGGCAAAGATTGTATCACGCCGTTTGACGCGATTCCGTTCGCCGCGACCACACCGGTTCCGCAGACGCACCGCTTCTTTGGTCGCTCGATCGCAGACCTCGTGATGCCGGTGCAGCGCGAAAAGACCGCACTCAAACGTGGCGCCTTGGACAACATCTATTTGCGCAACAATGCGCGCGTCGAAGTCTCCGAAAAATTCGCCGGGCCGAATACGCTCGACGATCTTTTGGTCTCGCGGCCGGGCGGCGTAATCCGTACCATGCAGCCGGGCGGCATCAACTGGCAAGTCGTGCCGGACGTTTCGTCGTCGGTCTTTCCAATGATGCAATACCTCGACGCGGAACTTGAGTCGCGCACGGGCGCCTCGAAGCAGTCGCAGGGCATTGACGCCAACGCGCTCCAAAATCAATCGGCGACAGCCGTTGCGCAGGTTTTTTCGTCCTCTCAGATGCGCATGAAGCTTGTCGCGCGCATCACGGCCGAAGGCGTTCGCGATATCTTTTCGCTGCTGCACGCCACGATCCGCAAGCATGGCCAAGAGAAACAGACCGTCCAGCTTCGCAAGAAGTGGGTCGACGTCGATCCGCGCGGCTGGAAGGCCCGCAACGACATGACCATCAACGTCGGGCTTGGAACCGGCGGCAAGGCGCAGCAATTCGCGCAGACCATGGCCATTGGCAACGTCCAGAAGGAAATGATTCAGGCCGGCAAAACGAACCTGGTCGGCGACGCGGAGCTTTACAACACGGCCGCCGAGCTCACCAAGATCATGGGCCACAAGAGCCCCGATCAGTTTTTCAAGAACCCGGAAGCCAAGAACCCCGACGGTTCCCTGGTCAATCCGCCGCCCCCGCCCCCGCCCGATCCGAAAGCCGCTGCCATCGCGGCAAAAGGCCAAGTTGATCAGCAAGCCGCGCAGACCAAGGCGCAACTCGACCAACAGAAAGCATCGCATCAGGCTCAGTTGGATCAGCAGAAAGCCGCAGCCGATCAGATGCATCAGCAGATAGCGGCCGCAGTCGAACAAGCGACGGTCAAACTGAAAGCCACTCTTGACGCAAAATTGAAGATTTTGGACGCACATATCAAGGCAGCGTCCGCGGCGCAGACTGCGCAACATACGCAGGAAGCGCACCACGCCGACCTACATCACGAAGACCAAAGCCATCGAATGGACATGGCTCGCGGTGCGCTCGACATGATTGCGACCGCGCATACCCACGATACGGCACAAGAAGCCCAAACGGAGAAACACAAAGATGACTGATAGCGATCTCGCCCTTTTGCTGCGTTCCAAAAGCGCCCTCGTGCGCCTGTCCGACGCGGAAGTTCTTGAAGCCCTGAAATACCTCGAATCACTCGGCGCCGACTTTTCCAAGGTTGCCGTGCCAGTCGTGGCTCCCGTGGTTGCGCCCGCGCCCGTTCTGACACCCGTCACCGCACAGGCTGCTCAGATTGCACAGGTGCTTCCGCCCGCTCCCGCCGCCCCGGTGCCGCCCGCTCCCGCCGCGCCCTCGACCCTGGCCAGCCTCGAAGCCACGATCGAAAAGGACGTTGCGGCGTTCTTTCACCCCGCCGCGCCCAAGTAACACTTGAGCACCGGCCTAACCAAGACGCGCGAAGAGATGCAGGGCCTTTCGGACCTGCATACTCTCGTGATGCGCTACGAAGACGGCGGCCGAACGGAAGTTTGGTCGACGGTGAACAAGACGGTTCGCGTCCGCGGCGGCGCGAAACCGGCTGAAATTCGGGCCGCGTTTGAAAGCACGCCCACGCCATGAACAACTGTTGCTGTTCCTCGCCAGACTGCCGCATGAACGGATGCGCCCAACATCGCGCCAATCGAATGACCATGGGACAATCAATCGTGCAGCACGGCTGCGTTTGTCCGGCTGGTGCCGAAAAGACGTGTCAGGGCCTTTCGTGCCCGCGTCGCAATCCGTTCGCGCCCGGCGGTCCGTCGCTTAGTGACAATGCCACGTATCAGGGGCCATGCTGATGACCAATCTCGACAACCTTACCCGCGACACCGGCCGCGCCGTCCGAGCTCGCCAGTTGCTTGAAGACGAAATGCTGGTCGACGGCTTCAAGGTGCTTGAAGACGCGTATACGCTCGGCTGGCGAAGCTCCAAGCCCAGCGACACCGCCGGACGCGAAAAGCTGTTCTTGGCCATCAACATTATCGGCATCGTTCGCGAGCATCTGCAATTGGCCGTGACCAATGGCAAAATAGCCGAAGTCGAATTGAAAGAAATTGCCCAAGCCGCCGAGCGCAAGAAGCGCTTTGGCGTGTTCTAGCCCGGCCCGGCCCCGAGACGCATTATATAATTGTTGACATACACCGTTCACTGTGCTTGTCAACGTTGGAGACGACCATATGCAGTATGTTGGCGTAGGTAGAATTGGCGTAACGCAGAGTGTCGCCTTTAGCGCGACGCCGGGCGCCGTGACGAATGGCGTCTCGATTGGCGTCACCAAGGTCCGCATCCTGGTCACCGCCGACGCCTTTGTGACGACCGACGGCACCACGCCGAGCGCAACGAATGGCGCATATGTTCCCGGCCTCTCGCCCGAGTATTTCACCGTGACGCAGGGCCAGAAGCCGGCCGCCGTGGAAGTTACCGCTTCCGGCACGATGTACGTCAACGAGATTTCGTAATGCTCGGGCGGCTCGGAGCGCGCGGAGGGTTCGGCCGCCTCGGGATCGTTGGTGGACTTTCCGCCGGAATCAGTCTTTCCAGCGCGACAATAGCCAGTTCCGCAGCCATCGGCGCGACCGTCGGCACATTCTCCGTCCACGGCGCATCCGGTACATTCACCTATTCGTTGACCAGCAATCCCGGCACTTTGTTTTCAGTGAGTGGCACATCGCTCCAAGTCGCGGCCGCGCTCAGCGCTGGCGTTCACGCGATCACCGTGCAGGCGACCAACGGCACGAAAACCATATCAACTCCGTTCCTGATCGTCGTGACCAATAGCGGATTCGTTCCAACCTTCTACTTTTTAGGATTCTAAAAACATGAGCAACGCGACGACTGTCACTCTTACCGCAGGCGTTCCGACGGCGCCGAGTGGCACCGTTTCGACGCTGGATAATCTAATCGGCATTGCAGGCACGCCTTCGGCGCAGGTGCAATCGGTGCAGGGCGTAGCGGGCGGCACGGCCGTTCCGGTGTCGATCGCATCGCTCCCGTCTGCGGCCGTGACCAACGCAGGCACGTTTGCCGTACAGGTTACAGCGGCGACGCCCGCCGGCACGAACGTCATTGGTCATGTGATCGTGGATACGGCCCCCACCACTGCTGTCACGCTTGCCACGGCCCCCGCGCTTGTGGCGGGCTCGGCAATCATCGGCAAGGTCGGCATTGATCAGACCACGCCGGGAACGACTAATGGTGTCGCGATCAATGCGGCGCTGCCGGCCGGAACGAATGCGATCGGGTCGGTTACGATTTCCAACGCGAACGCGAACGGTCGCGCCCTTCCCGCGTCGAGCGCGCCCGTCGTTCTCAACTCTCAGACCTACAAGGCCGTGGCGGCGTCCGCTACCGCGACCCTATTCGGTACGACCGGCGCGTCCGGCGACTATCTCGACGGCGTTCTGATCATCCCAGCGACCGCTGCGGCTGGCGTGGTGTCGATCACGGATGGCTCGGGTTCGGCTATTACGATCTTTGCCGGCGGCGGTACCACAGCCCTTCCGACCCTGGCACCGTTCTATGTTCCGATCGGTGCCGTATCGAGCGGCGGCGCGGGCGGCTGGAAAGTCACCACTGGCGCAAATGTCTCAGTCATCGGCGTTGGAAACTTCACGTAATGTTGCGCCGGGTTAGACGATTTACGAACGTCGCTGCAATGGGGAAGGCTGCCGGCGGGGGAACTCTAGCAGCAAGCTTTCGCGGTGCCGCAAGCGCAGATAACAACGCGACCACCCGCATTTTTAGCATTGACTTGGGGCCGGCCACATCGGATCGGCTGATCGTCGCCGCCGTTGGTATTCAAGCTTCTGGCTTGTCAAGTAGTATCGTAATTGCAGGAACTACCATAACGACCCCGGATGTTTCAGGAAGTAACGGCGGGGCAAATTCTCTTTCCTTCTATAGTTCGCTCATACCTGCGGGCTCTGGCGTCCAGACAATTACCGTCAATGGTGTAACGATTTTTGAAGAGGTTGGTATCTCCGTTTGGGCATGCACCGGTCTATCTTCAAATACGGTGAAAAATAGCAACTACCAATCAAATTCACTCCTTTCAATCAACGTTTCTGCTGGGGATTTTCTGTTCGCCATGGATGCAAGCGCATCGGCGACGACCACTTTTTCAGGGTCGACACAAACTCCCACGGCATCGCATGTCGTGGACTCTGTTAACCCAAACTATAATTCCGCAGATTGGATTTCCATCGCTGCGACGAATGCTGCGTTCAGTGTTGTCGGCACCGCCGTACAGACAACGGGCCTTATAGCTGCGACGTACCGATGACCGTAGGACTTTTGTCTTTCGCTTCGTTTTCGTTAACTGGAACGTCAGTCGTCGGCGGTTTTGGTCCCAACGCATTCGTCTACATGAATTTCGCCAAGCAGGCATCTAGCCTGTCAGGTGGGACAGCAGCGTGGCCCGGCATATTGTCGGCGGACGGATATCCGACATCCGCTCCGTCTTCTACCCTGTCCGGAAATTACTCGCTGCCTATCGAGTACTTTGGACGGCATCGTCTGTCGTTTTCTGGCCAAGGCAGCTTTGCCTTGTCGGGACCTCCGATCATCATCTATAGCGGTGGCGCTTCGGTCAACGGAATCGGTACGCCGACCGGCAGCGTAGCTTTCGGAATTGCGATCCTTGGGCAATCGAACCCGAATGTAGAATTTGCTTTCGGTGCGCTGATTGCCAGCGTAACAAACAATGGCTCTGGTTTGGTTCGTCTGACGGGATCGATCGCGCTTGCGTTCGTGAATGTGGTCAATGGCAACGTCGTTCAGATCAACAACGTTGCCAATCTAACCGGCCAGTTTGTTGTCGCGAACCAGACAAACACCACGATCGATCTCGTAGGATCGACCTTCTCTGCATCAATGGTGCCTGCCACGGGTGGTCCCGGCCCCCAAGCAGAAGCCATTCTTTCGATGGACTCTGTAACGTTCCAGTTTCCGACAATTGGACCGTATGCATCGATGAGCAATCTTATCCAATGCATGAAGTCTGATATCGATGGCACAAACCCATTCGGACTTCAAAATGGTTACCAGTGCAATGCTGATCTTGTTGCGCAGATCAAGCAACTAAATCCAAAATATCTCAGGCTGATGGAATCAAGCGCTGTCATCAACAGCACGGAGACTAACTACACTTACCGACCGAAGGTAACGAACTTCTCGAACGCATCATCTAATGAGAAATGGTATCCCGATTATTGGGTTGGGGCACTCACCAACGGCGGTTCAAGTGCCTTCACCTGCTCAAATCCGACAGCTTCCGGCAGCGGAGCCTATGTTGATGGCGAAGTCGTTCAAGGGCAATTGAACGCCGCCAATACCAATGTAAACCCGACGATAAATGTCAACAGTCGCGGCGCTGCTCCGATCTTCGATCAGAATGCCACGTTGCAGAACCTTGTGATCTCAGGGTCTCCGACAACGGGCGACGTGATCTCGATTACGTTCACTGGATCATATATCAGCGGCAGCCCGCATGTTCTCCATTACACGGTATTGAGCAGCGATAATTCGCTGAACGCTCTCGGGATCAGCCTCACGACTGCGATCGACAATGACACGACGCTTGCTGCGGCGGGGATCACTGCCACTTGGTCAACGAATCAAGTAGTCGGAACAATCCTCTACAATGTGAATGCCGGATCAGGAACGACGTTCAGCGTATCGGTTAGTGGTGCCGCGACCGAAACTATCACTCTCGGTAGGTTTGCGGTCGGCGCGCTTGCGACAAGCCAACTCGTGACGCTGACTTATAGTGCCGTCCTTGGCGGTTGGATATTAGCTACCCCACCGATTAGTTTGCAAGGCGGCGGCCTGAACGGTGGCATGCCGACCGAGACGATGTGTGAGCTTTGCAACCGCGCCAACGTCGGGCTGTGGGTGAATATTCCGCTGCTCTACACCAACACTTCTGTCACGTCTCTCATTTCGAACGTCGTGACCAATCTTAACGCTTCACTCCCTCTCAGCGTAGAATATTCCAACGAAGTCTGGAATTTCTCACAGGGTCTTACTTTCGTGACCCAAAATATGGGTCTTGCGCTGGGCTTTCCAGCCGACTCTCTGCGATCCATTTACGGTTTCTACGCTCTGCGGGTTCGCCAGTTCATGCAAACCGTGGCGAGCACATGGACAGGAGTAGGGCGAAGCCGGTCACTGCTGAACTGCGCGATGTTGAGCCAAGCGGCAGGCAATACGTCGCTCAACAACACATACCGTTTTCAGGGCACAGACCTAACTACCACGAACGCTTTCTATGCCGCCAAGGGCGGCCCCGGCGCGACGGCGGGTACGACATACACCAGCGTCGGAAGCCGCCCGATTGATTTTTGTGACTCCGTTGGATACGCAACGTATTGGTATGGCGCGTGCTTTGGGCAAGGTGCATCGGAGTGGACCGGGACGCTTAGTAACTTCGCGGCTGCCTTGCAGGCGGGTGCCGACTATGCAAGCGGAAATACGACATCAATGGCGAATGCCCTCACTGCCGTCTTCAACGACGTTGTGTCTGGAACACTGGGAACCGGCAATGATGCTTCTCAGACGATTAATGCACTGATTTCCGAAGCGGCAGGCTGGTACACGATTATCTCGGGATACGACTCAGCAAGATCGGGACTAAGTTTGTCGCCGCTCAATACGGTGCTCTATGAAGGTGGCAATCAAGTCAGCTTCCAAGTCGGCGCTCAAGGCTTCACGACCTCACCGGCCCCCTTGGCCACGCAATTTGGCAACAACGGTTGGAATACGACCCCTTACGGCGCGAGCAACACCATCGTCGCGCAGCAAATTCTTAATCTATGGTTTGCCTTCTTGAATAGCAGCGTTGGCGGGAGCGCGCTGACGACCCTCTACAACGGGATACTGGCGCAAAATCCGGGTCGTAAAGTGAGCCCCGCGCAGTTCCAGTACGAGGGTCCAGCGCTATGGTCGCTCTTTCCGGGCGATCCGTCCACGACGCCGTTTCAAACCTATAACGCAATTCAGGCGTTCAACTCGGTGGCGCATTAGGCCTCCGAAGGCACCTTCATATGGCTGGGGCGCGGTTGTAGTTCTTTTTCGACCACGATCATTCCCTGATAAAAGTGCAGGCCGCTAATCTCACGATGAGCGTTGGGCACGCTTGGCGATCGATCGTGGAAGTCAGCGTTCATGTCGTCGGCAATGTTCTTTGCAACTTCGATGAAGTTGGTCTTTCGCCTGAAACCACCACCATAATATCCGCGGGCGTAAGCGGTGGTGGTGTCCTCGCAAATATAGACACCCTTGTCCGCCAGAAGCGGGAACAGCGCTTGGAAGCTGGCGCGCTGGTGTGATGCAACATGGCTACCGTCATCGATCACTACGTCAACGCCGCCTATCTCGGCAACGACACCCTGCAAAAAAGTGGTGTCGGCCTGAGAGCCGATACGAACATGGCCGGCAATGCCGTCGTACTTCTGGCACGCCGGATCGATATCGACCCCGAAGATTGTCGCAGCGTCCCCGAAGTAAGTGCGCCAGAGGTGCAGGGAGCCGCCACGATAAACGCCTAGTTCAAGGATTCGAACAGGTGTGTTTCGGAATCGAGACAGGTGGCGATCGTACTTATCGAGATAGCCGCGCCATTTGTGGACCGTCGATCCTTGGTTGCCGTAGAAGGCCTTATGCATCGGCGTGGCGCGCTTTTCGCAATCTGGGATATCGGCAGGATCGATTGCGAATGGAGCGATGTCGGGACCGCTAAACTTGATGCCGACTTTGGCGGCGTAACCCTGAAAACGCATGATGAGATCGTCAGAAAACGGCATTCGAAGCTCCAGTTTTACAAGGTCTTCACGCTACCCCACGTTGTCCCTCCCAACAACCCCACAAATCACATTATATTTTTGTTGACATACAGCGTTCACTGTGCATGTCAACGCCATTTTTATGGGACCATTTATGACGCTCGCCTCCGACTACGTTGGCCACATCTCCGCATTCTCCCGTCCGTTCGGTGCGCCGCGCATGCACATGGACGAGGACGCCGCCAGCGCCCCGCCCGACTCGGGTGCGGTAGTTCGTGAAGCTTCGGCCGACACCGGCCACGATATTTCGATTTCGCAGGCTGCGCGGGCATTGTCCAACGCGCGCCGCAAGCCAGCCGCACCCGCGGCCGAACCAACACCTGCCGAGAGCCCCGAGGCGCCGGCAGAACCAGAATTGTCCGATGAGGGCAGCGCCGCCCCTGACGAAAGTCAGGCTACCGGCGAGACGACGGAGCAGAACCAGGCCGAAACGCCTCCAATTCCGCTTCCGAAGTCTTGGACGAAGGAACAGGCCGAGCACTGGAACGCTCTACCCCGCGCGACTCAGGAATACCTGACGGAACGGGCCAGCAAAGACAGTCTCGAAGTGCGCCGGGTCCAAAACGAGGCCGCCGCAAAGGTCCAAGGCTTAACCGCCAAGGAACAGGCAGCGGAGCAGGCACGCACTCAATACGAGACCAAGATCAAATCTGTCGTTGAAGTACTGGAAAACGAACAGCTTCGCGAATTCCCCGACATTCGGACTCAGGCCGATCTCGACAAACTGTCGTCGGAATATTCGAAGCTGGCGCTAGAGGCTGAAAGGCTCAGTGAAACCGATCCGTTTGCGGCTCTCCAAGCACAAACGAAAGCGAATCGGGTTCAAGCCAAACTTTCCGCTTGGAACATCCATCAGCAAAAATTGGTGGCGGCCACAGGCGAATTGAAGGCAGCCGAAACACGCAAGTCGCAGGAAAGCAAAAACGCTTGGGCAAAGCATGTCCAGGACGAATCCAAGCTTGCGGCTGAAAAAATTCCAGAACTGGCAGACCCGATCAAGGCCAAAGCATTGATGGAACGCGTGGTCCCTCGCCTTTCGGAACTAGGCTTTACGCAAGACGAATTGACCAAACTGAACTCCGGTGACGAAAAGATTTCGATCCACGATCACCGCATGCAGCAGTTGATTTATTCCGATTTGCGCCTTGCCGAAATTCTTAAAGCACCGAAGGCCATCGCAGCAAAACCTGTCCCGCCCGTGCAGCGACCCGGAACGCCCGCGCCCCGTGGCTCGGCGCAGTCCGAAGCGATCAAGGCCCTCACAAACAAACTCAACTCTTCCGGCTCATTCAAGGACGCCGTTGCGCTGCGCCTCGCGCAGCAACGGGCCGCAAGCCGGGCATAGCAAGGACTTAATTCGATGGCTCTCCCGACCAACACTCTCGCCACCTACAACGAAGTGGGCAACCGCGAAGACCTGTCCGACATGATCTATCGGATCGACCCGACCGACACCCCGTTCATGAGCGGCGCCGACAAGGCGAAAGCTACCGCCGTCAATCACGAATGGCAGACCCAGGCCCTCGCCGCTGCTGGCGTCAACGCGGCGCTCGAAGGGGACGATCCGGTTTCGGGCGCGATCACTCCGACCGTGCGTCTCGGCAACATCTGCCAGATTTCCACCAAGACCGCGCAGGTTTCCGGCACCGCACAGGCCGTTGACCACGCCGGCCGCGACAACGAACTGGCCTACCAGGAAATGCTCAAGGGCCTGGAGCTCAAGCGCGACATGGAATTCAACCTTGTCGGCACCAACCAGGCGAAGAATACCGGCAACACCGCGACCGCGCGCACGTTCGCGTCCGTCGTTTCGTGGATCAAGTCCAACACCGACTTTGCTGCTGGCGGCGCGAACCCGGCGGCTGCGGACGGCACCGGTACCCGTACCGATGCGACCACGTTGACCCAGTTCACCGAGAATCGGCTCAAGAACGTGCTCCAGAGCATCTGGATCAACGGCGGCAAGCCCAACAAGATCATGACCGGCGCATTCAACAAGCAGGTGTTTTCGACCTTCACCGGCCGTTCATCGCCGATCGAGGAAGCCAAGTCCAAGAAGATCGTTGCGTCGGTTGACGCCTACGATTCGGATTTCGGCGAGCTCAAGGTGGTTGCCAACCGTTTTCAGCGTGCGCGCGACGTGCTCGTGCTGGAAGACGACAAGTGGTCGGTCGCCTACCTCAACGGCCGTAAGCTGGTTTCGCTCGTGCTGGCCAAGACCGGCGACAGCGACAAGCGCCAGATTCTTTCGGAGTACACCCTCGAAGCTCGCAACGAGAAGTCCTCGGGCGGCGTCTTCGATTGCGTGAACAGCTAGTAGCCAATCAACGGGGCGACTCTCAGTGAGGGTCGCCCACATTTACAAGCTGAAAGGCTCACACAATGTCTCTTCCCGCAAATAAGCCTCCGATGGGCGACGTCTTCCTTGCAGAAGGCACGACCTCGATTGCTACCACTCCCATTGCTGCCGTCGCCGTTGCGCCTGCCTCCGGCATTCTGCGCAAAGTCTACGCCGCGACCAGTGGCGCCACGACCGGCACGATTACCGTTGCCGTTTCCATCAACGGCGGTGCCGATGTCACGGGTGGCAAACTCACGATCGCAGCGGGTGCCGGTGGCAACAATCCCGGTCTCGATCTGCCCAAGGTCGGCGCCAGCGTCGTCTACGTCAACGAAGGCGACGTGATTGCCTTCACGCCGTCCGGCGGCACGGGCGCCTCGATCTCCGGCGCTTTCGCCGCGGTCATTCGCCCGCAGTAACGAACAGCCGGCGCGGCTCTCAGCGAGGGTCGCGCCGCCCACATACACCGTCTACGTTGTGAGTTGCGTATGCTGGACGTCAAGGTTCATCTCGACCCCAATGGCAAAGACATCACCATTGAGCAGTCGCAAGACGTAGAGCCGATCCTTGATTGGAACGCGGAAGCGCGCCGCGACGAACAGCGCAGCGAGTGGGGCCGCCATGTCGCGCGCATCCCGAACGTGATCTATGTGCGCTGGCTGGACGATGAGCACCGTAAGGGCAACACGTCGCTCCGCCTGTTCACGCCCGAATTTGACCAGATCGTGCGCAAGCATCTTCACGACCCGGATTGGGCTTATCTTCGGACCGATCGCCCCGCCCTCACCGCCGGGTGGTCAAAGTGACCATTCAGACCACAAATGATTTGCAGGCTGCGGTAACGGAGTGGCTGGCGCGCGATCAGGACGCGACGCTGATTGCCCGTATTCCGACGTTCTTTCAGCTTTTCGAAGCGAAGATGAATCGGTCGCTGTTCGTTCGCCAGATGGAATCGCGAACGCAGGCGATCACCGATCCCGGCGCCACGACCGAACCGGAATATGTCGCCCTACCGGCCGACTTCCAATCGATGCGCCGCATTCGCGTTTCGAGCGAAGCTGGCAAGCCGTCGCTTCAATTCTTGTCCGGTGTCCAAATGGACGAAATGCGGACCAATCGGCAGGACGTCGCGGGATGTCCGCGCTACTTCTCGGTCTTTGGTAACGAAATCGAATTGCTGCCGACGCCCGCCGCCGTAACCACGCTGGAAATGATCTATCGCCAGAACTTGCCCAGCGTGAACAGCAACAGCACGAATTGGCTCTTGGCGCTTGCGCCCGATGCGTACCTCTACGGCGCGCTGCTCGAATCGGCGCCGTACATCAAGCAGGACGAACGAATTCAAATTTGGGGAGCGGCGGTGCAATCCGCGCTCGCCGATCTCAACAGCTTGGGCAGCAACTCGGCGTTTAACGCTGGACCGGTCCAGGTGCGCATTGACGGAAGGGCTTGGTAAAGTCACATGGCGGTATTTAATAAATTCAACGTGTTCGTTTCGGACTTGGCGCAGGGTGTCCACAACCTCAACACCAACACGCTCAAGGTCATGTTGAGTGACACCGCGCCGGTCGCAACGAACACCGTCAAAGCCAACATCACTGAAATTGCGGCTGGCAACGGCTACACGGCGGGCGGTGCGACCGCGACGTTCGTTTCGGGTGCCGATACTGCGGGCCTCTACAAGCTCATCTTGGCGGCCGTGTCGTGGACAGCTTCGGGCGGATCGATCGCGCAGTTCCGCTATGCGGTGCTCTACAACGCAACGCCCGCAGCCGGCAACCTGATTGGGTTTTGGGATTTCGGTGCCGAAGTCAATTTGACCAATGGCAATACTTTCACTGAGAATCTTGACGCCACGAATGGCGTGTTGCAGTTGCAGTAATGTCAGCATTCGCCGATCTCGTTAGGTTCGTTCCTACCCTTGGTGGCACGACTGATTGGGTGTTTTCCGGTGCGGTTGGTGGCTGTCAAAGCCCCGCCGCTGCCGGTGCGGTCAATGGCGTTTCGTATAAGGTCTATGCTGTATCGAATGACTTGACGCAGTGGGAAGTTTCGACCGGTATCTATAGTTCGGCGTCAGGTACATTTCCGCGGACAACAGTGCTCTACAATTCGTTAGGCACCGGTACCGCCGCAGGACAATCTGGCGCTGGAACGAAGATATCGTTCTCGACGGTGCCGCAGGTTTCGGTTGTTGCGCTCGCGGAAGATTTGGCACGAAAAAATGGTCCGCTGAATATTCTCGACTTTGGCGGTGTCGCGGATGGCACAACCGCTAACGACACGGCTTTCGCTGCGGCATGGACCGCGCTCGGAACGAAAGGCGGCTGCATTTATTTTCCCGGCAACAGCGGGATCGGGAAGTATTCGTTCACGTCGCAGATCACCAAGACGCTACCGAACACGCAGTTCTCCATTCAGTTGGCTGGCGATGGAATCGGAGCGACAACGCTCTATTGGCCAAACGCATCGGGCGGCATCCAACTGACGGCTGGAAGCGGAAACAACAGCTTCAACATTCACGATCTTTCGATGACCACCGCGCAGGTCAACAGTGGAAACACGCTCCATTTTATCGGCGTGGCGCAGGGCAACAACCCGACCTCCGTCATTCAGAACGTGCAGATCAACGGCGATGATCTCAACGGGGTAGCGACTTCTACTAAATATTGGGCGATAGGCATTTGGATCCATGGCTGGTCCGCTATTAACCTCGTGAACGTTAATACCTATGGTCCATTCAATCCAACTCCGGGCGGGGCCGGAGGTGGCGTTGGTCTAGTGATTGAAGGTGATGCTCCGACATCGCTTTACGCCACGCTGATCAACGTCCAGATGTCCTCTTTCAACGCCCATCAATACGGCATCAGTCTCGGCGGATTTTGGCAGGGCATCGCAGTTGGTGGAGCAACGCAGTTCAACGGCGGTGAGGCGGGAAGCGCCGCTATCCATCAGGTGTCAGGCGCTTCCGGTGTTTTAACTGATCTCAACATCTCAAATTGCGAATTTGCCTACGGCGGCAATCAAATCCTTATCGAAAGTGGCATATCTAACGTTCAAATCATTGGCAATCAGATAGGCGCCACCGCTGGAAATTACGCCGTTCAGATAACGACGGGCATCTTCTACAACATTACCGGAAACTTTATCACGGGGCCAGCCACTGGCGGCGGTATAGGCGCGACCGGAGGTGCCTCCAGTTACGGAGTCATAACTGGAAACGTCTTCCAGGGATTTGGAAGCAATATTGCCGTGCTGTTAAATACGGGCGCAACGCATTGGACCGTTGCAATAAATACGTATAACGGACCGGCTACAAACGTAGCCAATGCTGGCGGCACGTCCAACTCGATCGGCACCGCGGCAGCCGGCAACATGACTGGAGTTGTGCCGTAAATGTCCCTTCTCGGCTTTGATGCGATTGGGCGTCTGACACTTGGTCAAAATCCGAGCAACGGCAACGTCGCGTTTTCGGGTGCACCGGGCGCGTTTGTTCTAACGGGCGTTGCGGCCACATGTGCGATCGGGGCAACGGCGAGCGCAGGTTCATTCGCGCTCACGCTCAGTATCTCTACGCTATTTTCCATCGGACAAGCCGCGAACACAGGTGCTTTCACGTTCACCGGAAATGCCGCCCCGTACACGATCAAAGCAGCGGCAAGCGACGGTAGTTTCGTCTTAACCGGAAGCGCAGCATCATTCCAAAGCGGCGGAGTGGTTCAAGGGTTCGGAACGTTTGCTCTCATTGGTCTCCCCATATCGTTCGTAATCAGTCACAACGTTGCGGCAGGCACCTACGCACTCACTGGTCAGGTCGAGTCAAACATCCGCGATTTCGTCAATTGGGCTGCGCTCGCCAAGCCGTCCGACATCTGGTCCGCCGATGCTGCGCCTTCTTCCAACTGGACACCGGTTGTCCCTCCTTCCTCAATCTGGATCGTTGATCCCCATCAATCTATTCCCGCTCCGGTGGTCGAGTAATGCCCCTGCTCAAGTTCACCGAGTTCAAACCGGATATCAGCGACTACGAAGGCAGTTCAACCAAGAACATCCTCAACGTTGTTCCGCAGGGCGACGGCTACGGTCCGTTCTCATCCTTCGCGGGTTTCACCAAGACGCTCCCCGGTCCATGCCGCGGCGGCTTCTATGCGCTGAATTCCGACGGAACGGTTTCGATCTTTGCCGGGACCGCGACCGATCTTTACCAACTCAACAACACGAATTTCATCTGGACAAAGGTTTCGGCGGGCGGCGTATCTTACAGCGGCCTCAGCGCGACGGCTCAGTGGCAATTCGCCCAAACCGGCAACCTCGTATGGGCAACGCAGGCGAATGCGGTCCTGCAAGTCTTCACGGTTGGCACGTCCAGTGCCTTTAGCGCGGCGCTGGGTTCGCCGCCGCAAGCGGCCTATATCAGCGTCATCGGCCAGTTTCTCGTGCTGTCCGGGCTTCTCTCGCAGCCCTTCCGTATCCAGTGGTCGGGTTTGGCGAATTTCAACTCGTCGACGGCGTGGACCGCTGGTCTCAGTTCATCCGATTTCCAGGATTTCCCCGACGGTGGCGTTGTGCGCGGCGTGGCGGGCGGCGATCAGTCTGGTATCGTCTTCCAGGATCAGGTCATTCGGACCATGGCCTATATCGCAGGCTCGCCGGTCATCTTCCAAATTGACAGGGTGACGCAGGGATTGGGGCTGCAAGTGGCCTCTTCGCTCGTGCAGTCCGCTGGCAATATCCTGTTCTATTCGGGCAAGGGTTTCTACATCATTCCGCCCGGTGGCCAGCCGACGCAAATCGGTCGCGAGCGCATCGATCGAATGTTCGCCAAGGATTACGACATTGCCAATCCGCAACTGTTCATGGCGGCGGCCGATCCGCGCTCATCGCGCGTCTATTGGGCCTACAAATCCGTAGCCGGTGCGGCTGGACTCTTCGACAAGGCATTGGGTTACGATCCGCTGCTAGATCGCTGGTTTCCGGTCCAGATGTCCGGGCAGTTCCTTTTGGGGCTTTCGCAATCGGGCGTCACGCTCGAAGACCTTGACCCGATCGCGCCGACGCCATTGACGATCACGGGCGCCGCAGCCTCGCCGACCAGCAACGGCTCGGGTGGTCATCTCATTCGGCTCACACTGGCGAACGAGGCGAACGCTAATTTCTCGATCCTCACGCAGCCGTCGATCGTCGTTTACAACGTGATCGGCACAACCGAAGCGAATAGTGTGATCACCAATCCCGCGTCAATGGATTGGAAATTCACAGTCATCAGCCCTACCACCATAGACCTTGTAGGTTCGACCTTCACCAACGCTTACGTGAGCGGTGGCCAAATCGGCGGTTCGGTCGACGCGATGACGCTTTCGTTCGACGACTACCCGACGGCGGTGCAGCCGCAATTGGCGCAATTCAATTCGACCGGAACCTTGGGGTTCTTTTCCGGACCGGCGCTCGAAGCGTCACTTCAAACCGCCGAGCAAGGCACCGATGAGCAGCGACTAGACGTCCGCGGCTTCCGGCCGATCACGGACGCTCAAGGCGTGCTCGGGTCGATTTGGTATCGCGACACGCAACAGGCAACGTCAATCCAAAGTGCGGCGGTGGGGCTAAGCCGAATCGGTCGGTGCGACCTGATGCGCGATGCCAGATATGTGCGTTTCCAGTGTGACATTCCGGCCGGTGAGGTCTGGACGTTTATCGGCGGCGTCGTGCCTGATACCGGCGCGGGATCGTCGATATGACCGCATTCGTCCCCGGTACCGGCGGCACGCTTACAGACGCGATTCGCTCAATTCAGCAACTTTCGCAGGGCCGATCCAACGGCGTCGGCACCGTTACGCTCGCGGTCTCCGCGACAAGCACGACGGTCACCGATCCGAATTGCGCCGCTGGCACCGTTCCGATTCTAGTCCCGACGACAGCGAACGCAGCGGCCGCGCTCGCTACCACATTCATTCCGACGGCGACGATCGCCAATGGTTCGTTCGTCATTCAACACGGTTCGGCGATCAGCGTCGATCGCATCTTTCTGTACGCTTTCCATGGATAGCCCCGTCCAGCTACTCGCGGTCGACCCGTCGCTTGTGGCGGGGATTTGGCCGCACACGCGCCCCTTGGTCAAAAGAGCGATCGATCGCACCGATCTCTGCGACTTTGACCATATCGAGCGGGAGGTGTTGTCGGGGCTGCAACAGCTTTGGATCGGCTGGAACGGCACCGCGATTCAAGTCGCCGCGGTGACGCAACTCGTGATCGTCGCCAACACCAAAGTTTGCATCCTGGTCGCGTGCGCCGGCGCGAATAGGAAGGGATGGCTACCGCTTCTCGCCGGTTTGGAGCAATTCGCCAGAAATGAGGGCTGTGCCGCCCTCCGCATCATCGGCCGCAAAGGCTGGTCACGGGTTCTTGAGGATTATCCCGTGAAGTATGTGGTTATGGAAAAGGAACTAAGTTAATGGGTCAGTCGAGTTCAAACACCCAACAGTCGCAGCAAAGCACCACGGCGCCGGGCGCAGCTGCCCAGCCGATCGTCCAAGGCATCACTGGCGCGCTCAACCCACTGATCGCGAATTCCGGCGTAACGGCACCCGAAACGAGCGCCATTAACCAGCTTACGGCCAATGGACAGGCAGGCAACCCCTACGCGGCGGCCGAAGGCGCCAACGCGACCAACCTGCTCAATGGCGGCGGCGCGACCAGCCAGAACGGGGCGCTTTCCAGCAACCTTTCCACGCTGCAACAGACCCTTGGCCAGTACACCGATCCGAACTATTCCACGGTCAATTCGCCCGCCGTGCAGCAGGCGATGCAGCAGGCCAATATCGGCATCAGCAACGGTGTGAATGGCCAGTTTGCCGCAGCCGGACGAACCGGTTCAGGCATGAACAGCCAGACGCTCGCGCAGGGCATGGAAGCGGCCGATGCGCCGATCCTACTCAACCAAGCCAACGCCGACACCGCGACGCGCATGGGTGCGGCAAATACGCTGTACGGCGCCGGTAACACCACGTCGGGCGCGATCACCGGCAACAATCAGACGGCTCTGAGCAACGAACAGGCCGGTTCGACCGCGGCGACCAGTGCGCTCAACGCCGCCAATTGGGGACCGCAACAGGTACTTGCCGCGCAGCAGTTGGGGCAGAGCATTCCCGCGCAAAACTTGGGGATGCTTGCCCAGATCGGCATTCCCTTGGCAGGACTCAACACGACCACGAGCGGCACGGGAACGTCGAACACGACGAACGACCCATCAATGCTTCAAGACATTACGGGCATCGCTGGCGCGCTGGGGTCGCGCGCAGGTACGAACGCTGCCGGCGCGACGACGGGCGGTTCCGGGGTGCTTGGCCTGTTGGGGATGCTCTGATGAGTTTCAACGACACCGGACTTTGCGTTCCCGAGAGCCCCGCGACGCTTGCGTATCAGCAAGCACAGCTAATCGCTGGAAAACGAGACGTTCAAATGTTTCCCGTCGGCACCGCCGAGTTGCCTTTGCCGCCTGACATGCGACGGTTCCGGAACTCGCGTGGCATTTTCCACTACCGACCCGACGCAATCCATGCCGGTAAGATCGATGCTTTGAGCGGCGAAGGTCGTGAAAACGAATTTTTGATGTTGGGACCGGTTGCCAAGGCGGAGGTGGCCGAACGTGTTCTCGCGGGTGAAAGCCTGATTTGCGTGACGGAATACACGCCCGACGGGATCGAGGTTCGCAGCGCGGCCGGTACCAGCAATACCGCGGAATCGCAACGCGACTATTTCGAGCGCACCAAAGAACCCGGAAACACCGTCACCATCGGCACATTGCCGGAAGTGCTCGGCGCTCGCTTGGCGGAGTTGAATTGATGGCTGGACTTTTGGATGGTCTATTCGACCCGTCGTCCTACGGTGGCCAGCAGGGCGGTCTCCTGGCCATGATCCAGGCTGCGTTACAGGCGCAGCAGAACGCGCCCGCCGCCGCACCGGCTCCGCAAGTGGCTCCTGATCCGAGCGTTTTCAATACGGGCGCGCAGCCTGATCCGATGACGGCTAACGCCCCGAGCGCGGGCGCGATTCCCCAAGGGTTGCCGATGGCTGCACCGCCGACGCCCGCAGCCCCGGCCGCGTCATTCGCCGATCGGTTCAATGCTGCGCCGACCTCCCCCGCCTTTGGTGCGGGTGCGGCGCCAATCTTTGCCACGCCAGCAGGCGTACCCGGTAACCCGGCCCTCCCCGCTCCCGCCGCAGCGCCACCTGTTGTCGCGCAGGACGATGACGAAGAGGATACGCCAGTCGCACCCAAGGCGGCCTCGCCAATAGCTGTCGGCAATGTCCAGATGCCGCGCGTCGGTCCCGCTGCGGCATTCACGCCCGATCCGGCCGCGCTGCCTGCCAATTCCCAGCCGACGCAGGGACAAGGCTTGCCGAATGTCGCCCCGCCGACGCCGCCTGACTTGGGCGATCGCTTCATGACGGGCCTAAAGAATTTCGAGCACGGCGGAAGTCTGCTCGGCAGCATCATTGCCGGCACCACTGGCAAACGAAACGACGCCTATGGCGAGGCGCAGGACCAAGCCGCACAGTCCGCGAACGTGACCGAGCGCGCACTGCTGACCAAGGGCGTTGATCCGGCAGTAGCACATGCGGCCGTGCAACCCGGCAATACCGAATTGCTTAAGACCCTCGTCGATCAGAATTTCGGTCCGAAGACTCTGACATCGCTCGGCGAAGGCTACGTTACGGACAAGCGTGGCAACGTCACGCGAGCCTACACGCCCGAAGACAAAACACCGGCAAGCGTGCTGGAATACAACTATTACAAGGACAATCTGGCGCCCGGTCAGAAGCCGATGGACTACGCAACGTTCTCCGATGCGAAGGCTAGAGCGGCAGCACAGAACCCCGGAACAACGCAAGTTCTCGGTCGCGGCGGCGAACTCTTTCACAAGGACGCAGACGGCAAGATCGTCATCGATCACAAAAACACTGTAACTGCGCCCGCCGACGACGTTTCGCAAGAGACCATCGATTATCTCGCGGACCGAACGCGCATGGGTGATCCGGCAGTCAAGATTGGTTACGGCCGCAATCCGGGCATGATCGCTCGAATCGATGCCACTGCGCAGCAGCGAGAAGCGGCGGGCATTCCCGTGAGTGACGCGGCCAAGAACGTCACGGACAACAAAGTAACGCTGAGCGCACGCGGATCGGCGGAACGCAAACTTGGCACCATCAACACCAACAACGAATTTTACGGTAACAACGCGCTCGGTGCCTTGGACATCGCCGAAAAAGCATCGGCAGACGTTCCGCGAACCGATTACCCATCGGTCAACAAGGCGCTCAACGCCTATCGCACCGGCACGGGCGATCCCAAGACGGTTGCGCTCGGCGCTGCGCTCAACACGGTAGTCAACGACTACGCCAAGTTCACAGGCGGTGGCGTCGGAACCGACTCGCTGCGTGGCCACGCCGAAGAGATTCTAAATGGTGCGCATAGCCCCGAACAGTTGAGCGCAATCGTCCACATGATGCGCTTGGAAATCAAGCGCGGTCAGCAGTCCCCGGAAATGGTGCGTAGCACATTTGATAAACTATATGCGCCAGCCGGTTCGGCTGCCCCCGCCGCGCCGCAAGCCGCGGCACCTGCCACACCGTCCGCCCCGCGGATTGATCCCGCAGCCGTCGAAATGGAAATGAAGCGGCGGGGATTGTTGAAATGAGCGATCTCAGTTCGCTTTCCGATGACCAGTTGAAGGCGCTCTATCAGACGCCCGCGGCGGAGTCGTCCGACTTGTCCAAGATGTCGGACGCTGATTTGATGGCGGCGCATAAGGCGGCCGCACCAAAGGTCGGCGTCGGCGAGGACATCGCCAAAAGCATCCTGCCGGACGTCGCGTCAATGGCGACCGGAACGCTTGGAATGCCTGGCGACGTAGGCTCCCTTATTGGCAAAGGCGTGGATTACGCAGGGTCGAAACTGGGTGTTGCGCCGGACAAAGTGCAGCAATTTAAGGATTTGGCGGGCGGTGCCTTGCGCAATAATCCGATCACATCTTTACCAGCGAACATATTGAGCGGACCAACGTCAAAAGACCTACAGTCCAAGATCGAAGACGTGACCGGTCCGCTCTACCAGCCGCAAACCGTACCGGGTCAATATCTCAAGACCGGCGTTGATTTTCTTCCCGCCATGATTGGCGGTCCGGAGGGTCTGGCTGCAAAAGCGCTTACGCGCGTTGCGTTGCCTGCGGTCGCGAGCGAAACGGCTGGCCAGTTGACCAAGGGAACGGCCGCAGAACCCTATGCGCGCACTGCCGCCGCTCTGTTGTCGCCCGCAATCACGGGCGCAGCGCGCCGCGCGATCACGCCATTTCCGAACGTTGCACCAGAGCGGCAAGCGCTTGCCGACACTCTACGCAACGAGGGTGTTGACCTCACTGCCGGACAAGCTACAGGCAATAAGCCGCTCCAGTGGATGGAAAGCGCGCTCGGCGACACGCCCGGCTCGGGTGCTCCTGCCGCTCGCGTTATGGAAAACCAAGGCGAACAATTTACCAGTGCGGCTTTGCGACGTGCAGGAATTGACGCGCCTCGCGCGACGCCAGAAGTGATCGACAACGCTTTCACTCGAATCGGAAATGATTTCGAAGGTGTCGCGCAGCGCAACAATGTTCACGCTGACCAGCAACTAGGGAACGATCTCGCGCAAACCGAAAACGAATATAACAACGTCGTCAGTCCGTCGAACCGTGCGCCGGTCATCGCGAATACGTCGCGCGACATCGGCGATATGATGGCGGCAAACGGCGGTCATCTCACGGGCGAACAGTACAACGCCATCACCTCCCGCTTAGCACGGCAGGCGCGCGGAGCCGTGAATGATCCGCAGCTACAAGAGGGATTGCAGGGAATTCGAACGTCGCTTGACGACGCGATGGAACGAACGCTGTTTCGCACCAATAATCAGGCTGATTTCCGGGTTTTGCGAAACGCCCGCAATCAATATCGCAACATGATGGTTTTGGAAAAGGCTGCAACTGGAGCGGGTTCAAACGCTGCCGAAGGTCTCATTTCACCATCGGCGTTGCGGAACGCCGTCGTTCAACAAAGCCGCCGCGCCTATGGCCGTGGTCAAGGTGATTTTGCTGATTTGTCTCGCGCGGGCGAAGCGCTCTTGAAGCCGCTTCCGAACTCCGGCACGTCGCCGCGGCACAACGTAACGCACATGATGCAGACCATCGGCGCGGTTGTCGGAGGCGGCGCAGGATCGGCGGGTGGACCGGCTGGAACGGCGCTTGGCGCCGCAGCGGGATTGGCTGCGCCCGCCGTCGCGGGTCGCGCGCTGCTCTCGCGCCCCATCCAAGCCTACCTGGGAAATCAGGTGTTGCAGGGGCGTCCGACGCCGGATCGGCTTCGCGACCTCTACAATTTGATGCTGTCGAGAAGTGCGATCAATAACGATTCGTCACCGAAACAACTGCCGCCACCCGCCGGTTCGTAGGGTGTTGATAATTGTGGTGAGACCATACGCAAGTCCAATGCCAACGAAACTCGCCAAGTAGCCGTTCGGCGTCCATTGCCAATGGATGTTTGACGACACGACCGCGAAAATGATTACGCCCTGAAATAGGAACCACATGGCTGATTCAACTGACTCCACTATCCAAGCCGAAAGCGGCGGCGATCCGACTGCGCACAATGCGCGATCGTCTGCCGCTGGCCTTGGTCAATTTATCGACCCGACATGGCTTGCGACCGTCAAGGCGCATGCGCCTGATGTCGCGGCCGGTAAGTCCGACGATGAAATTCTAGCGCTCAAGAACGACCCCACTTTGGCGGCGCAACCGCAGAATATGCAACTCGCCAAGAACATGACGGGTGCTTACGCCTCGGACAATCAGGCGATCCTATCAAAGGCCGGCCTCCCTGTCACCCCCGGAACGACTTATTTGGCGCATTTTGCCGGCCCCGGTGGCGCCGTGAAGGTGCTCCAAGCCGACCCAGGCGCCGACGTGGGGGGCATTCTTGGGCCAGCCGCGGTCGCCGCGAACCCGTTCCTCAAGGGTATGACGGCGCAGGGCTTGCAGTCGTGGGCAGCCGGAAGGGTCGGCACGACATCACCGAGGGTCGCCCAAGGCGCACCCGGAACGCCAGCCGCTCCGCCTGCCCCGCCCGCGCCTCCCGCTGCGCCGCCGATCTTTGCGGGCGCTGCGCCGGCCGCGCCGCCCGTGGCGGCTTACCAAGACCCTGCCGCGCCGCCGATGCAGCCGCTATTCGCGGCTCAGCATAAGCCGATTGATCTCTCCGGGTTGCGTGCGGCCTTGGCGGCGCGACAAGGGCCGATTTTTGCGAATTCTCAGAGCTAACCGTTGACATACAACGTTTTCGTCAACATCCGAACCATAAGGTAACTCATGCCCGGCGTATTTCAATTTTCTCAGACCGCAGCAAACAACGCTACTGCGGTTCCCACGATTTCATGGGCCGAAGGACAAGCGCCAAGTTCGATCAATGACTCGAGCCGTGCAGAAATGGCGGCCGTAGCGTGCTACCGCGACGACTTGTCGGGCATGCTCGTTACAACTGGTACGGGACAAAACTATCAGATCGCGGCGACGAACCAGGGCTTCGATACCCTTACCAACTTCAATAACAAGACGATCGCCTTCACGCCGCATTTGACTCAAACCGGTTCGCCCGTAACGCTCTCGGTCGACGGCTTCGCAAACGTCCCGTTGCGTTCCTCTCCTGGCGTTGAACTTCCACCCGGCACGCTGATCAAGGGAACTCCATACGCCGCCATTTACAACCAAGCTGACAACGCGCTCTATTTGCAGGGCTTCTACGGTCAACCGAACAGCGTCCCGATCGGCGGTACAATCATCTGGTGGACACCCACGCTTCCGAACAGCAATTCGACATGGTGCAACGGTGCCGCGATCAGTCGCACCACATACGCGACACTGTTTGCCATGTTCGGTACGGGGTTCGGATCGGGTGACGGTTCTACGACCTTCAATCTACCCGACATGCGCGAAGTCACTCCCATCGGCGTCGCTGGAATGGGAGGCACAGCCGGTCGCGGACTCACGAGCTTCCCCGGTTACAATGTCCTCAATACCGTGTTCGGACTCCAGAGCGAGACCATCGCGCAAAGCCAATTGCCTAATGTGGGGCTGGCAGTCGGAGGAAGTGCAAGCGGCAGCATCAGCGGCTTGGCAGCTATGAACCAAGTTGCCATCAATGCCGGAAGCAGCCTTCTTGCGTACACACCGGCTGGTGGATCATTCTCTCCGGCCGCTGTTTCTGGCACGTTTTCGGGATCGATTTCCGGCGGAACGTCTTCACTGAACGGAGGCGTCGGGCAAGCCCCCCTGAATGTAATGCAGCCTTCGATAACATGCGGATACATTATAAGGGTGCTGTAAATGGGAGGCGCTTCACGCCGTATCCAGCCAACCAGATCGCCGCGCCAATAACGAAAAAGACTGAGGACGCGATATATGCGTCATCGATCGGCGGCTGTGCCAGCAATATATAGGCTCCGAACTCGACGTGTATCGCGGCTATAAGGTAGCATGTCCAGTAGGCGGCGGTAACTACCCTCACGGCTGAATCTTTCCAAATGTACAACAGACGCTATCCCCTCCCGTCCCGGTTGTCTAGCCCTTTTCGTTGACATACAACGTTTTGTGGTGTACGTTTACGGCCGCGAGGGAAAGCATGTTGAAATTGCATAAAGACGCCGGTTGGATCGTCAGTCACGCATGGTCATTCCGGTTTTTGGTGCTTGCCGCCGCTTTGAGCGGCGCAGAGGCCGCTTTGCCGCTGTTTACGGAACATCCGCCCCTCCCGCGGCGCATTTTTGCCGTGGTGATTTTCGTCGTCGTAGCCGGGGCGCTCGTTGCGCGCCTGATCGTGCAGCGCCATCCGCCGACGCTGTTTGAAGCGCCCAATGCGGTCGTGGTTGCCACTGCACCCGACCCGACGCCGGTTCCCGTGGTCCCCGCATGAAGCCGGTCAGCCACGCCACCAAAACCGTCACATGGGCAGCGTCCTGTTGCATGCTGGTTGGCGCGTTCGAAGGCTGCGATCTTGTGGCCAAAAAGGACAATATCGGCACCGGTCACCCTCTGACATGGTGCCACGGTGAGACGATCGGCGACGCCCGGCCCGGTGAGCATTTTACCAAGGCCGAATGCGACGCGATGCTTGAGGCTCGTTTGCCAAGCTACTGGCAACAGATCAAACCCTGCATCCATGTCGAGACGTCCGACAACGAAAAGATCGCCTATACGTCGACATCATACAATATCGGCTCGCGGGGCTTTTGCCATTCCGCGATGGTCCGCAAGCTCAACGCCGACGACCACAAAGGCGCTTGCAACGCGCTGATGCTCTACACGCATGCCAGCGGCCGCGTCGTCAAGGGCCTGGTCAACCGCCGCACCGCGGAACGCAAGATTTGCCTGACACCCGATCCGGCGCCGGTCCCGGTCGTCGAGGCCCCCAAGCCCAAGCCGCGCGTCTTTTCCTATGACTGGTGGATGGAAGCATAATGTTCTGGCCACTGTATATCGATCTTGCTGCGCTCACCATCGTTGCGATTTGTTGCGCGCTTGAACTGGAGCGGTCGTGATGACCCTGCTCGAATCCATCTGGCACTTCCTGTTCGGCTGGCCAAGCGTCGCGATCCTGATCGGCGTTGCTGCCACCGCCGTCGCCATCCTTGAGCCGCCTGCGATCGCGCTCGTGGTGCCCCGTCTTCGCTCACTCGCCATCATGGTCGCAGTGGTCGCCTTTTCACTCACCGCACTCATGGGGAAATTCTACAATGACGGGCTCGCCGAAAAGCAACACCAACTTGACGCGGGTCTGGCCCGAGAGGCGATTAACGGCGAAAAGGCTTATAGTGACGCTGTTCGCGCTCTTCGTTCTGCCGCTCCTAGCAGCGTGCGCGACGACCCAAGGAATCGTGACAACCGGAAGCTCCCCGTCAGTAAGTAAGGCGCGCTGCGCTGGCTGGCGAGCAATCACATTCTCTGCATCTGATGACACGGCCGAAACGGTTTCTGAAATTCGCATCCATAACCAAACCGGCGTCAATAAAAAATGCTGGCGGAAAGTGCCGTGAGCATTCCCCTTTCCAGTAGCGAAATTCAGCACATTGCATCGGAAACGGCAAAGGCAGCCGTGCGCGAAACGCTCTTGACGCTTGGCGTCAATATCGAAAAACCGGATGCAATCTTGAAAATGCAGCAGGATTTTGCCTATCTCCGTGACTGGCGCGAAGCCTCCGGAACGATCAAGGCGCGCACCATTACGACGCTGGTCGGCATCCTGGTAACGGGCCTTGTCGGCGCAGTATGGCTCGCTCTAACCGGCGGACGTCACTGATGCCCACACCCGCGCTTTCGGATGAACTGGCCAAGGAAGCGGTCGACGCTTTCGAATTGTATGGCTCGCAAAGCGCCGCTGCCGCCGCGCTCGGTTTGCCACGCTGTACGTTGCAAAGTCGCCTGAAAGCGGCAGCGCTTCGCGGCATGATGCTCGACCACCCGCCCGCGATGCCGGGATTTCGCATCGCCGCCGTTACCACGCTGCCGAGCGGCAAACAGTCAATCCAACAGAAGCCGGAACACGGCGAAGTGTTCGAGATACCGGCCGGACTGCGGCTCAAGGGTGTTACGGCCCTGGTCGACGCCGACGGTCGTGTCATGCACAAGCACGTCATGGCGCGCGCGGGTGGCGGTCCGGACCCCCTGGAGATCGCCGGATGGCTGAAAGAAGCCTTCGCCGAATACCCGCATTCTGCCGCGCCCGTTCCTGCGCCGGCCGCGCACGCTCCCGATTTGCTCACGCTTTTTCCGGCGAATGATTGGCATGTCGGAATGTTCGCATGGCGAAAAGAAACCGGAACCGATTGGGACTTGAAGATTGCGGAGGAAACCATCGGTGCCGCGGTTGATGACATCATGGTCCGCTCGCCGGGTTCTGGACATTGCGTTGTGCTTGGTGGCGGTGACCTTCTTCACGCTGATAATTCTGACAACAAGACGGCGAAGTCCGGCAACGCCCTCCAAGTCGACGGGCGCTATCAAAAGGTCATCAGCGTTGCCACCCGCCTGATGGTCCGCACCACGGACGCAGCGTTGAGCCGACACAAGCACGTCACGCTACGCATTCTACCAGGCAACCACGATGAGCATAGCGCCGTCGCAATCGCGTATTTCTTACTCGCTTGGTATCGCAACGAACCGCGCGTGACGGTCGACGTCGACCCGTCGCTGTTCTGGTGGTTCCGGTTTGGCTTGGTCATGCTCGGCGCCACGCATGGTCACACCGTCAAGATTGCCCAGATGCCGGGAATTATGGCGGCACGGCGCGCGGAAGATTGGGGCGCGACGCGCTTCCGCTACGTCCACGGTTTCCACCTACATCACTCGGCGAAAATCGTCACGACCGAAAACAGCGTCGTTTGTGAAATCCACGAGGCACCGATTCCACAGGATGCTTGGCACCACGGCGCTGGGTTCCTCTCGGGCCGCTCGCTACAGGCGATCACTTACCACAAGGATTTTGGCGAGATTGGCCGCGTTCGCACGGCGATCCTGGACGCGGAGACGGCGGCGTGACCCTCCCTCTCACGCCCGAAACACTGGCGGCGGCGTATGACTTTTTACGCGCACTGCCGCCATTTTCGGGGATGAGGATTCCAGAATCCGACGACGTAGAATTTGCGGTTACACGCCGACACGACGAATTCGGTCGTTACCAGTGGACCGGCGAACGTCATCGCATATCGCTTTCGGAAAAGACCATCGGTAGCAGTCTCAAGCTTTTGCAGACCATGGCTCATGAAATGAACCACTTGTCGCTAGAGCAAGACGGCCTGGAAAGTTACTCGGGTGGCATGAACACCCACAACAGGCATTTCTGCCGGCGCGCCGTCCGCATCTGTAAGATTCACGGTTGGGACGCGAAGGCATTCTGATGATCCTCCAAGCGCTCGTTGTGTTTGCCGCACTGTTCGCTCTCGACATCGTTTGGGCGCGCTACGCTTCCGCCGTGACCAACGCTCGCCGCTTACTGGCAAGTTCGTATGCGTCGGCGATCATCGCGCTCAGCGCGTTCGCCGCGATCAATTATGTCGACGATCCGCGAATGATCGTTCCGGCGATGCTTGGCGCATTTTGCGGAACGTTCGTCGGCACCAAATCGTAACCACGAACCCCTGGACGACACCATGACCAAGAACGGATGCAATGTTACGACGTGCCCCGATCGCGAATGCAAGTCAGTGGGCAAGTGCCGCTACCCGGAGCGCGTTGAGGCGCCGTCGATTGTACCGACAGCCACGCCGATGCCGAGATATGAATATCAGAAAATCGATAATCGCACATACTCAATTGATTACAAGGAACCCGCGGCGATCGCATCCGCCGCTCCCAAAATGCGCGTGTTCGATACGGGCGCGAACCGTGACCTGGACGACTCCAAATTAGATTTTGACGGGTTTCTGTCGCCACTGGTT